CTTTTTGAAGATGGTACAATGCTTAGCGCAATTATTACAGCAGTAACTCCCTCTGGTAGCACAGCAAAAGTAGTTGGAATTATTCTTGGTTGCGACTATAATCTGAACTAGCCATTTAACTCAATCTAAATTTGAATTATTGTAAAGAGGATATTTAAATGGCAAACGTGTTTTATGGTCATCAAGCTACCTTCACTGGACCTCAAACTACACCTCTGATTAAGTCTAATATCAAGATTAGAGGTGGAGTTTGGTCTGGTATGACACCTGCAGATACTATGACCATTGTTGATCTTGCAGGTAAAACCTTTCCATTTACAGCGCCAACTGGAGATGACGTAATCATTGGACCTCTCGGCTGGATTAGAGGATTGACAGTTCCTCTACTTCCATCGGGAAATCTGAATCTCTATCTTGACAAGTAGTACTTAACAATAACAAGGGAGCAAGTTGTGGCTTGGAAATCTCAGCAAGAAGATCAGCACTTGAAGCTGGAGTGGTCAGCTCCGATGTCGGGGCTTGATACATCTGCGCTTGCTCCCTATACCAATGGTTTGGTTGATGCAGAAAACTTTTTAATTCAAAACCAAAGTTATGTTGCATCAACTTGGAAATCAATTCCCTTTGGTGACTCAGGCTTTGATTGGAGTTCAACAATTCTCATCGGTTTTGGAGAATTAGGTTTTCCACTTGCAATCTCAGGTGCGACCAATGTTGAAGATAAATTCTTCTACGTTGTACTTGATAGTGGAGGTAATATCTCAGCGAGAGTTGCAGACTATATAGGTGCTCCAAGCGGAGGAGATTTACCAGGAGCGCCTATTGCAACACTTGGTTCTCCAATTCAAGGGACATTAACTTGGAAGACAATCAATAATACAACTTTTATGTCTGCTCCAGGAATGTCTCAAATTTTTCAAGTTGGTCCTGATATGTCAGGCAATTTGACTTTTAGTTTATTAACTTCATATCTAGGCTGCAAGTTTCTCGGTGAATTTAATGGTCGTCTTGTAGCTATGAATGTATCGCAGTGGCAAACAGGAGGAATGATAGATTTTGCGCAGAACTTTCCATATCAAATTGCATGGAGTGCTGCAGGACAGCAGTATGCTATCTGGAATCCGTTGGATATGTCGGGTAATGCCACTGGTGCTGGATTCAACAATCTACCCGACGTGGAAGATGAAATTACGGGCGGTTTATTTATCGGCCCGACTGTTTATTGCATACGAAGAGCAGGCATTACGGAAATTACAGCCTTAAATAATGGAATTTCTCCATTCAATTTTGACCATATGTGGGCCTCTCATAAAGGCGTAGGTACTGTATTTCCCGAAACTATCTCACAATATGGCCCTAAAGGTGCATTTGTAGCTAAAGATGACATCTATTCGATAGGTCTTGATGGCCTTTCAATTATAGGTGGAGTGGCTAAAAATGCCATTTATAGCGATTTGCAGGCCGCTTCAGTAGTGCAGAGCGCTATGGTAGCGCTGACTATAAATGGAGCACCTGAACTTTGTTATATTTTGGCCTTTCAAATTACAGATTCAACTACCTCAACCTATATTGTTCGTACCTACGTATATGGATTTGAGACTAAACAGTGGATGCGTCTTACCTTTACTACTGCATCCACAGCAAATTTAGTTTCAATTGCTTCTCTTTTGTTGTCTAATATCATTGTAACTACATTCTCGGATAGTGTTAGCTGTGATGGAGTGGCTATAGCTACGCAGGTGCCCGGAGCATCTCCGCTGTGGTTTTATATTCCACTTCTGCCTTCAAATACTGCTGCACTTGGAAATGCAAACCAGAGTCAACTTACATTTCCACCTGCCAGAGTACAGACATTCAAAGATGTAACAATTGATGCAGTGGGTTTTTATGCTGAAGGAATAGCTGGAGCAACTTTTCAACCTTTAGTTGATGGTATTCCTTATGGTGTACAAACTCTAGGAACTGGTAGAGATTCAGCAAAGAATCTTTATACAGCATATCCAGTCAATCAAGTTGCTGCAACTAGTTTGCAGCCAGCTTTGGTAGTTGAAGCAAGTGGTACAATTGCTTTTGGTGAGATTAGCCTCTATGGAACTATTGGACCGGGACGTAGACCATGAAGCCAATCAATCCCACAGTTTCTCAGATCAATACACCTGCAGGTATTTTACGCTGGGCGCAGTCTATATTTGATACGTTGGTCAATAAGACTGCGCTTGCTGAAGGTAATTTACAAGATAGTACCGGAATATATACAACTTTCAATACTGACAATGGCAATGGTATAATGTTTCGGGTAGGTGCCAACGGATCAGGTCTAACATATGCGTGGGACTCTAGCGGACAAGTAACTATAAATCACGCGCTGAAACGGCCACCGATCGGTTTTATTATATGCGATCTTGATGGTAATGCTACTATCTGGCGCTATCAAGTACCTACTCAAGACATCATGCAATTGCAAACTTCTGATAACACAGTAAACATCACTGTTTATATCTTTTGAGGTTAAAATGCCCGTAGGCTATGGAAATTTCACAGTTGGTGATTTGTTTCCGCAGATCATGGAATACTGCGCGGGTAGACAATTTCCTGATGCAAATATGATTCGGTGGGTTTATCGCTCTGTTTTGGAACTTTCAAAGGATTATTGGTTTCAGGGGTTACAGGCTACAGGACCATACGTTAATTTTGTAACTGGCCAGTTTCTCTATGAACCAAGTTTTTTTCAGCAAGCCGGAGATGCAGCACTTGATATCAACAAAGTGGTATCGTTTTTTATGTATTATCAAGTGGGTTTGACCTCTTCTACTATCGATTTGAGTTACACAAATCCTGGAGTTCAGCTCAAATATAGAGAGATTGCGAGCGCTGAAAATACTATGGCCATTCAATCTTTTCCTAGTTATTGGAGTAGATGGCAAGGTCAAGTATTCATATCTCCGAATCCAGTTCAAGCTTTTCTCTGTTTCATGCGCTATCAAAAACAGCATCCTTGGACTCTCGTAGATGATAAACCTGCACCTACAGCCGATGATGTAATCATGCTCGATGATGATTGGCAGGACATTGTTGAATACTGCGCTGCAATGCGGGCAGCTTTTTCAGTGCGTTTATTTGATATAGCTTCAGCTATCAAAACGCTGTTGTATGGTGATCCAGATTTTCAGCGTAGCGGTGGTCTTAAAGGTCAGCCGGGTCTAATCTTCGGTCGCGTATCTCAGTATCAGCGTGATAGCGTTACGGCCACTCGTAGCATTCAGATTCGTAGAGCTTAATTTGAATTGAGGTTTAGTATGGGAACCGTCCCTACAGGCATTTCGGGTGGTATGGCAACCGGAGCTAAGAATACTGGAATGCCAGTATTAGGTGGCCAGTTTGGTACGAATCAATACAGTCCTGCGAGTGGTATTCCAAGTATGAGCCCAACGCAGGGACCAAACGGTGGTGTATCTTCACCTATGACTAATCCTGTAGCTAGTGCTTCAGTTACAGGTACGGTTCCTACTTCTGGAGGAACTCGCGGTGCTATAGGTACACCTACTTCCGTACCTGGAGCTATGAATGGAGCACAGCCACAGCCTATAAATACCGCTCCCGCTCAAGCTGGCGGTGCTGTAGGAACTGGGGCTCCTGCAACTGGCGCTGCAGGTTCAAATGCACCTGCAAATAATGGAAATCCAATTGCTGGTTATAGTCCACAGCAAACTGCAGCCCTCCAAAAACAGTTAAATGATACCTATGGAGCAGGCGAAGGTGGAGAGTTATTCTCCCTAATGCAGAATCTTGGCTCTAATGATAGCAGTTATATGCAAGCATATCAAGCTGCTATGTCTAAGTCAACTGCTGAAGGTCAATCGACAATTGCTACAAGTTTAGGTAATTCTGGCGTGAGCGCTAATAGTTCTGCAGCCGCTATTGAGCAGGGAGATTATCTCTCAGGTGTTACTTCTCAAGAAGGACTGCAAGAGCAACAGTTACTTCAGACTCAGCAAGGTGAAGCAATTGGTTTAACTGAGAGCACTGAAGGTGAAACTGCAGCCGAGAATAGCACTTCATGGCTAAATACACTATCTCAAGTTGTTGGAATTGGTAGTCAAGTAGCAGGAGCAGTCACCGGTACAGGTGGACTTGCTTCTCTGTTTGGTGGTGGTGGAGGTTCAATTCCAACTCTATCAGGTTCCGGTAGTGGAGCACAGCTTCCTGGTGCAGTAAGTGGTGGTTATGCTGGACCAATGCCACTATCAATTGGCTAGAATTGAGGATTTAAATGGCTGACGCAATTCCCATTTCGAGTGGTTCTGGTGCACAGCAAAGTACTGCCGCTGGTGCAGTTGATATCGTATCGCAGTTAGTAACTGCTGCCACTGCTGCTGATCAAAAAGCTGCAGCCGCTACTCGTGCGGCCTCAATTCCTATAGCTGGTGGTCATCAACAGCCTACTGCAGTTAATCTACCAGGTGCTGGTCGTACATATGCGCAGCAACCTCTAGATACTTCACAGGTTCATGGAAGACACCAAGCTACAATGCAGGGCTTAGCTAATCTATCTAAGTCTGTTGCAAATGTAGTTGGTCAAGTACAACAGCAGCGTGATGCAAAGAAGACACAGGAATTAAGTGTTAACATCGAACACTTGATGGGTGCTGTTAACTCTGAGGATCAAGCAAAACAAGTTCTAGCTCAAGACCCAAACAATCAAGCAGCTAAGGATCAGCTTGCTAAAGCGCAGGCAATTCAGGGCGAAGTCTTGAATGATGATAAGAATCGTAAAGCTATAGCTAAGGCATTCAATATTAACTTTGTTGATCCTAGCAAGAACAACACTCCTGAACATGCGGCCATGAAACAAGCGACCGATTCTTATGCCAAACAATTTCAAGATAAACTTCCATCTAATATGGCACCTAATCAGCAAGCTATTGCAGCGGCTCAGAGTGCGACGGCTGAAGCTAAAGCGACACATGACCTTGTAGATAAGCTCGCGCCTGCTATAGTTCGTGCTCAGTCTGTTACGGATGCAGCTACAACTAAAGCCACCTCAGAGGCAAATACAGCTCAAAAAAGATACGATGGTCTAGTTTACACAGCAAATCAGCATTATATGGCAGCTATTCAAGGCGCAAATATTCATGTAAAAGGTATGCTTGAAGCTGTTCGGATGCGTGATGATACTTTGCTTTCAACAACACAGGCAAAGATTGATGCTTTAAATGGAGTTAATGGTAAGTCTCCAAAAGCTCAGCAAGAAGCTCAAAGAGCCTTTGATTCTATTACAAAAACTCTTGGAACTTATCAGCAGCAAATTAACATGCTTGAGCAAAATAGAAAGAATGCTGATCCTTCGCAGCGCGATAAGTATGATAAACAGATTCAGTTCTTTGAATCTCAAGGTTCAGTCTTAGAAGCAAAACAGTCTGAACTTGCTGATAGATTAAGTAGTGCAGGCGAAACTCCTACAGTTTCAGATAATAAACCTGGAGCAGGTGGAACAAGTGCCGGACCCAACTACATCTCAGATGGCGACGACGATCCCGACGACTACGACCAATAGTACAGATATAAATTCAATTGGTCGTCAAGCTTTGCAAAAAGCTACACCCGCCTCACTGAGCCGCTTAATATCGGCTATTGATCCTTCTTTTTCTATCGAAACTGGAAAAACTCAAGGAATTGGTCCTCAACCTACTGATCGTGATCCTATTGCTGGAGTTATACCTGGAAGTCCTAATCATATTTCTGTAACTGACGTACCAGAGTTTTTGAAAGATCCAGAACAAGTTGCACTGCATGAATCTATTCATCTGGTTCAGAATAATCTAACTCCAGAGCAACGCAAAGCTATTCCTCCTGACACTGGTAATCCTTTAGTAGTTACTGATCCTAAGTATCTTGCAGCGCAACGTAAAGCTGGAAAGACCATTTTACAGTTGCCGTTTGAACAGCAATCTCATCTGATGCAGTATTATCATTCTAAGAAACAGGCATTTGCAAAAGGATATATTACTCAGAAAGAGATGGATCAGTATAAAGCTATCTATGAACCTTGGTCTAAGGATTGGGAAAAAGCTAAGTTATCAACTATTGAATCTACCGATCCGAATCCCTCGGGAATACTTGATGCAGTAAAACAAAAATTCTTTGGTACTATCAATACAACTCCGCGCGCGCCTTTACCGCCGGTTAATTTACAGCAAGTTACTGGAACGTTTGATACTATGTCAGATTCCACTATACCTACAGCTTCAACTGGAACTGAAGGAACTGATCCAGCATTAGCTAAGTTAGCAACTCCTGTAGATTGGATGAAAAAAGGACATTCATACGCGAAGGATGCAGGTGCTGAAAAACCTGTTGTATCTCCACGTCCATCCAGACAGCAAGCTCAACCTGCAGCTAAACCAGCAGCTAAAACTGGTGAGCATCACTTTGCTCCAACTAATTTAGAAGATGAGAAAACTGGTGAAGAGCAAAACATTCCTCGGGATTATCGCCAACAGTTAATCAAGAGCAGAATTGCTTCAGTCGAAAATCCTGCGAATAAGAATCCTTTTAACTTCACGCATCCGTTAGATCGGCAGGCCGCTACCTATGCAAAAGCCGAACGTATCATTAAAAATCCTCGTTTTGCTGCCTTGCCTAGTGACCAAAAAACCCACGTTCTCGATAATTACTACGATAAGTATGTCGTACCAATTTACAAAAACTCCAAAATAGAACCTCCCCCGAAGGATCTTTGGGTCGGCCAAGTTCAGAAGGGCTCGTTTAAAACCTCAGACTTCTATGAGTATAGTGAGGCTACAAACAAAGACGCATTCTCAGACTTCCAAGCCGGAGTGGCACACACCGAAGCTAGTGCAATTCAGCTTAACGGACACCTTGTCCATTCTATATTTATGGCGGGAATTAAAGTCGATAGAAAGATACTCGGGGTTGCCAATTTCTTCCCGGGTAGCGCTCTTCATACCTGGGCAACCGAACGATCTGATAATGATGCCAGAGTCGCTGACGCAGCTCTCAAGTTATCTCAGGATGTTATAGATCGTCAGACATTTTGGCTAGATACTCATCCAACTAAAAACTACACAGAGAAAGCTGGTAGTTTTGTTGGAGAGGCAATTGTTCAACTTCCCTTGTATGAAGCCATCAATGGTCCTTTAGAAGCACTCGGGGCTACTGGTGAAGCCTTGCTTGGTGCAGGAAAAGCTGTTGAATCAACTGGTTCAATTGGTAAAGCGGCCAACTTTACTCGCAGATTAGCAACTAGCAAAACTGGTCAATTTGCAGGTCGCAGACTTAAAGAAGCCGCTTCTGCATATATAGGAGATATTTTCTCTGAAACTCCCCAAGGTGATCGCGCAGGCGCTATGCTTACATTTATGGGCTTAGGTGCAGCAGGTGAAGGTCTTGGAACACTAGTCAAGCCTATATCTCGCGCAGCTATGAAGAGAGTCGCTGCAAATAATATCGCTGTCGGGGGTAAAGTATTCCATGAAACTGTAGCTGACCAAGCTGCTTTTGAGATTGAACATGATATAGTTGGTACGGATGCTGCAGGTAATCCAATTGTTCATACAGATGAGCATAAAGCTCATCCAGAGCAAGATAAGATTTATGCAGCACAAATGGAAGCTGCCCATCAAGCTGATCCTATTAAACATGCTGCAGTAACTGCTGAGAAAATCTCGCAGAATGCTATGGCACGTCAGCTTTATGGCAAACCTCTGAATCAACTATCACAGTTGCAGCGCCGTCGTGTTAGAATTAACATGGCTAAAATGGCTGCAGAAGCAACAACTGAAATGCCAATTCATGTTCCAGATGTAGCACAGCATGAAGTTACAACAAAGCTTTCAGAAGATGTAAAAGTTAATCCTCAGTTAGCACAAACATTTCAGACCTTGGAGCAAAAATATGGCGCGAAGATTGTCGATGCGGTCGTCAAAGAAGAGCAAGATTCAATTGCTGTCGAAAACGGAGTCAAATCTACTCAGGGAGCTACAGAACGAGTTGGGCGAAACGAAAAGGTTCTGGCTGACAAAAATGCTGAGTTGGGAAGTCCAAGGAAAGAAACTCCAAAGGCGTCGAAATCTAAAGAGGATGAGGTCTTTAACGAACTAAGCGATACTGGCAACGTTAAATACAATCGCAAAGACGAGAGTTTTGATCTTAAGTTTGCTAGTAAAGCAGACAAAGCTCTTTATAGAGTTTCAAGTGAACCACAACGTTTTGGTGGTCCTGAAACTAAAGCTAGACTTCGCTCGCATGATAACTCAATGCGAAAGTTGAGACAGTACTTTCCTGAGAAATCAGATAGTGAAATTAAAGACTTAGCCACAACTATAAAGACTCAGATCGATAGTCAGATTGCACTGCGCAGAGCTGACCCTAAGTGGTTGGCCAATGAACATCCTGCAGGAAACACTATTGATATAGCAAATATCCATAAGTTGACGGGAGCAGTCCATGAAGACTTACCTAAGAGTTACGTATCGTTTAAGCAATCTGCGCTGTCGCACTTTACAAATCCCTTTACCTCCGGTGCTAAGAAGCAGAATAAATCTCTCGCATCGTTTCTGGACGGAATGGACGATACTGATTTTGTCCAGGAAATCGGGGATCAAATGGGAAATCGAATTAAATTCGAGAAGCCCCATGATATGCTTCTTTGGGGATTGCATCATAGTGAAGATATTCCAGTGCCTATCGTATCCAGAATTAAAAAAGTTCTCCACGATGCGGACCCTAACGGAACCACAGCTGAATGGAAAGACGAAGCCAAGCGTTTATCTGCCCATATAGATATGCTGGCAATGTCTGGAAGACTTGATACTGAAGGTAACGTATTCCGTTCTACAATTAGCACTTCATTTGTAGGCCGCACTAGGTGGCAGCGTGAAGCCGAAAAAGAAGCAGCGCTCGCAGAAATACAGAACTATAAGACCACTATGGGGCCTTACAAAAAGAATTTCGCAGATGAATACGATGAGGGACTCAAGCAATTGGCTAAACTTCAGAGTCTTAGAAAGAATTCAAAGACAGATGAGGATTTCTTTAAAGCCCATGCTAAGATCAAGAAAATTCTTGAAGATTCCGAAGGGCGGAAATAATGGCAGGTGCTCCCGTAGTTAGAGACTTGCTGCAAGACTTAGCCCCACAGGCTAAGGAATTTCTTGCGAAAGCAACTCAAAAAGCTGAACCTTATATCCGTTCTATAGGTCATTCTCTATCCCAGACTGAAGAAGGTAGAGATGTAGCTGGATTACTCACTAGCTACAGACAAAAGAGTGATCAAATCTTTGCAGGCTTGCATACCAAAGCAACAAATGATCTTGCAACTAAAGTCATTACAAAAATGCCTGAGTCGCAAGAGTTGCTGGGTCAAGCAAGAACTGCTGCTCGCACAGCTACCTTTGGTTCTCATGATGCTGCTTTAACTTTCCTTGCCCATCAATCTCACCAAAATAATGGTCACATAGCAACTCAGAACATGATGGATAACATTGCTCTGTATTTGCACGAAGATCAGAAAATTGGAACTCATGGACATGAGAGTAGATTCAAAACTAACGCTTCGCAAGTTATTGAGAAAAACGATCCAAGATATAAACAAGCTAAAGAGCTTGCAAAGAAATCTGAGATATCTCTTGATAGCGCTATGGATCAGTTGGGTGTTCAGCACTATAATACTAGTTCTGACTATCGCAGACCGGACCAAATTGAAAAGTCCGCTACTAATTTTATCTCTTCTCGCTTTAGTCCCCTTATTGCTCTTCCTCACTTGGGTACTATTTTTAATACAGTTCAAAGTACTCAAACGTCAGCTCTTATTAAGGCATTGGGAGAAACAACAAATCTTAAATCTCTTGCAGAGCTTAAACAACAGCATATCGCAAGTGGAATCACAGCAGAAGGTGCGCTCAGGGCTATGCGAGCGTTTGAAGATAGCAGAAACGGGGCCATTGTCAAACATCTGCCAGGAACTCTTCAAAACGTAATTCAAAAAGTTACTTCAACTCCAGGTTTCAACTATGTACGCGACTGGCAAATGGCTTTTACAGGTTCTGCTACTTATCATAGTGCTATTGATTACGCTGATAAGCTTGCTCGCGACCCTTCAAATAAGTTAGCTAGAGCAAGACTTGAGCAGTATGGTATGAAGCCAACTGACTTTCAAATGATAGCTGAAACTGGAAAATTAACTCCAGATCAAATAGAGCGTGCAGTCTGGAATGGAGTCAACAAGAAGATATTTTTAGATACAAGTATGAATCGCTCATACAAGGCACAGTCGAATGCTTGGACTCGCGCATTTACTATGTATCATGGATATATCTCATCTCAAGCTAAGTTCATGCGAGATGAAGCTTCAATTGCATTTAAGTCTGGAGATGTAGCTCAGATAGCAAAGTCAATTGCTATTATGGGCGTTCTATTTCCAGCCGCTGGCGAAGCTTTGAAGATGCTTGAAATGGTAGGACGTGGACAGTGGAGTTCAATTCATGCTGAAGCACATAACGACTGGGAAGAACTCTCAGGACAAAAGTCAGAATCAATTGCTGGTAAAGCCAGAGATTTTGCTGGAGTTTATCTAGATGCATATGCACATCTTGGTGCATTTGGTGTTGGATTTGAGTTGATTCAAGGTATACAACGTGGGTTTTTACTTCAGCAGATGGCAGGTCCATTGCTGGGAACTGGAGCAAAATATCTACAAGACTTTGGTGGACTTGGATTCAGAGCAATCGAAGGAAAGAAAATACATCCTGAAGCTGCGGAACGAGATGCTCTTGAAATTGGTCTTCCATATGGTCTAGGCCGTTATGCAAAACATGCGCTTGTTCCAACAAAGAAAGAGAAAGAGGCTGCTTCTCAATCTCACAAACTCAAGCGATTGAAGATGAGTGGCTTGAAGAAAATGACTTTTCAATAAGGAGGAAGTATGTCTGGACAGTCAGCAAATATGTCACGCAGTGAGTCAATCTCGATGCAGAAAAAGATTGAGCGCGGACCCGGTGCAACACCAAAGGGTTCTGGTAGTCCTAACAGTGGTCCTAAAGGTATGGATGTTTGCGTACCTAAGAAGTAATTAAAACCCGAAGTGAAAATTAAAATGGGGTTGGAGCTATGAAGATTGCCTTGTCAAGTTATGCAGGCTATGGTGCTTGGTTTGCTGCGGTTATGCGAATGCAGGGCCATTCTGTAGACTATTACCTTAGTATGAACAAATATGCTGATGTAATGCAAGGCATAGCTCCCACTCCATTTGTTAAGTTTCATGACAACAGGAAGAGTGATGAAAACATCGGATTTCCCGATTACTCTAAGTATGATGTCTCAGTGTTTGATCTTACTGGAAGAGAGAGACAAGCCGATCATAGTTCCAACCAAACACCTACAATCGGTGATGGTTCAACTCACAAAATGCTCGAAGAAGATAGACTCTTCGGCATAGAAATGATGGAGAACGCTGGTATAGATGTGCCCGCCTGGGAGGTGTTCACAGATGTATCCACTGCGAAATCTTTTATCAAGGAAACCAAAAAAAGATACGTCTACAAACCAAACGGTGGGCAAGATCAGGATGCTGGGACAACTTATGTTAGCTATTCTGATACTGATATGCTGGAGTATATTGATAAACTATTTCTTCTATCTAAAGGTTCTCCCTTCATTCTTCAAGAATTTAAGCCCGGTATTGAAGTTTCCGTAGAAGGATGGTTTAACGGAAATGACTTCTACTGCTTGAATTGCACACTAGAAGAAAAAAAGTTTATGAATGACGGAATAGGCCCAAATACAGGATGTTCAGGTAATTTAGTGTTTACTCTAAATCCTGGCTCGCGTGTATTTACAGAAGGTCTAGCTAAAGCTCGTGAGGTACTTTCTGCTCTCGGTTATCGTGGCATGATCGATCTAAATACGATAGCAACGGAGGAAAAACTATATGGTCTGGAATGGACTCCTCGTTTCGGCTATGATGCTTCAGCTACTTTGTTTAATATGTATGGTGGTGATTTTGGCGAACTTCTCAAGCGGGTGGCAACTGGTGGAATTCCTGAACAAAAGTGGAAAGCGGAGTATGGCGTATCGGCAAGAATCACTATACCACCTTACCCAACAGAAATCAGGTTAGCTAAAGTTAAAGGTATTCCAGTTAAAGGTATTGATATTAACTCAGAAGAAGAGTTAATGAAGACCTATTTTTATGATGTAATGATGCAGGGCTCGGGCAAGAGTGCGGAACTAGTATGCGCTGGCGTCAATGGATTGATTTGTTGTCCTATTGAAGTTAGCGCAACTCCTCAAGGTGCATTCGCTCAATTAGATGCTCGCATTGAAAAGATTGAGATTCCTGACATGCAACACCGAACAGATTTACAAAAAAGTATTATGAAGAGATTTTTCAAACTCAAAGAGATGGGATGGATCTAATGCCAGTTAGAAAAGGTTCGCGCAAGGATTTAGTTGCACTTAGTATTAGATTCATCGCACATCGCTGCCAACGTTATCCCACAGTTGGCGACTGGTTTTGGCGTTACACAACTCTTCATATTCGCATTAGCGATATGGGTAATTATAAGTATAATTTGCTCGTATCAGTGCATGAACAAGTTGAAGCTCTCCTCTGCTGGCTTGATGGAGTTGAAGAGCAAGCTGTAACTGATTTTGATATCAAGTTTGAAGACGAACGTGCAAAAGGAATGCACGGCGAGTGTGACGAACCTGGCGATGATCCAAACGCTCCCTATTTTAAGCAGCATCAAACGGCAACTCGTATTGAAAGATTCATGGCTAGTGAACTTGGAGTTAACTGGGAGGAATACGATGCGGCAGTTAATGCGCTCTGAAGTTAGTCCTTGGATGATTTTCATAGCTATAGCTATCGCATTCATGTTAATGTGTCTCCCTGCAGGAGCACAATCAACTACTGTAACTACAACTGCTGTAGATCAATCATCACAGGTATGGTCAAATGGCACATGGACATTACAATTCGTTCCTAATCCTAATAATCCTACTAATAATGTGCATTGGAATGGCGCTCCTTTTCCTACGTCAGAATGGCTTACACAGGGAAGTCTGGACGGCTCCGGTGCTTTTTCGCAGAGTGGGGTTCAATCCAACAACTTTATTACTCCTGCTGGTAGTACTTATACTCTTACTATTTGTCCTAACGCAACAGCACCATGTTCTGTCATTAGGTCACTTACGATTACGGGATCTTCGATAGACTTTAGTTCAAATTTCACTGCGAATACTCTCGGATTAAAAATTACTTCAACGTTTTTATATCGTGCCTATAATGATAGCGAAGTAGCTCCGAACCCAAGTTTCGCAGGTTATTTTTATCTTAACGTTGGTGGTTCGTGTGCAAGTATTGGATGTCCCAGATATTGGGGACAAGATCAAGCTTGGCACAATTTTCTATCTGGAGTTGCATCTCTTAGTGCGGGTGATTTACCTCCTCTATTTACTACTTCACTTGGAGGTGATCCTACAAATCCAGATTTAACTTTTACTCTAGATACTGCAGCAGCAAATAAGGTATTTGCTAACTGTACTACTTCTACAGCTACACCTAACTTTTGCTCGCTAACTGCAGCAATGATTCCTGCGTTACCTTATCTTCCAGTCGGTACTAGTATATATTATCAGAATATACATTTTCCTCCTGGAACTTCGTTGCCTCAAGAACCAATTTTTACATTTACTAGTTTTTTCAATGTTGTTGATTCAGGTATGGATTCAACTGAGATTGATGCTGCTCAAGTAGGTGCTAATAAAACCTGCACCTCTCCTTCTTCGCAAGTTATTGATGCGTATGGTAGAGTTACAGCTTGTACAAATGGAACTGCTCCATCTACCCAAGTAATTAGAACTGCTGTAATAACCCCGGGTTGTACTACACCCTCTGGTCCACCCACAGGTGCTTCTTGTTCTGATACTTTAACGTGGTCTGGGGGAGGTTTTGCTGATACAAATTATCAAGTTACTTGTATGGGAGGAACACCTTTTAATTCTGGTTCAAGTACAGAAGCAAATGCTATAGATTTAACTGGTTGGGGTTCTAAAACAGCTACTACAATAAACACCCTGACTGTATCAAAAGGTTCTGATGGTAATGCTTCTTTCGGAAGCATTGAATGTATAGGGGTTCATAACTAATTTCGAGGAGAACTGCGATGTCTAAATTCATGAAATTTTGCTTGCTGCCTTTGATATTGGGCTTCGCAGTTGCAGCTAATGCAGCATCAACAACTGTTACTGGAACTGTAACTGATCCAGATAACATTGCTTGGGCAAACGGAAGTATAACATTTCACTTAGTTGGAAATGGGGGTCAAAGTTATTTTTGCAGTGGAACTTTGATGACTCCTGCTCAAACTACAGTTACTGCCAGTTTAAACAGTAGTGGAGCATTTTCAACTACGCTCTGCCCTAATGCTTCTGTTACTCCTGTAAATACTCAGTGGGCAATTACAATTACCAGTGCAGCTACAGCACCCGCCCAAACTATAACTCCAACAACAATAAGTGGTTCAAGCCAGAGTCTTAGCACATATATCAATGGGCTGATTAAAGCTATTCGTATTCCGATAGCTTTTGGTACGCGAGCTTATGCAGATGTTGAGATTGTAAATCCACCTATCGGTGGAACTTATTTCAATCTGATAAGCGGTGTGAGTAGAACTTGGAATGGCACTACTTGGAATAACAGTGGTGGTGGAAGCGGTGGAACTTCTGTCACACTCGAAAACATTTATTCTGGTGCAGGTTCTTTTACTTTCCAGCATAATCTAAATTCTCTCTATCCACAGGTAACCTGCTACACTAGCTCTAGTTTTGCGGTCTGGACTGCTACATCAGTAGATGCTAACGATACAAGTATTACAGTACCTTCAGCTGGTACTTATATTTGTACATTTACTGCTACTTCAGCTATTGCTGCTGCTTTCAGTGTATCTTCTAGTCCCTCGACTCAGATTTACGAGCCCACTATGAGTGGGACTCAATCTCCTACTTTCACTATAAATCAATCTATATCCGGTGGTTATAGTGGAACAGCTTCGTATACTGATAGCGGATTAGCTTCTGGAATGACAGGAGTTTTTAGTCCCACGACTATTACTGGGGCTGGCAGTAATACTCTTACAATAAGTTTTCCATTCAGCCAGACTCCTGCAAGTACTACATTTAGTGTGACTGGTAATGACGGAACTAATTCGCATTCAACTAGTCCTACTCTAACTGTAGGTACTATCAATCAAGGAATGGTTGAATGCTGGCCAATGACTGATGGTACAGGAACTACTTTTGCTGACGGATGTGGTACTAGTAATATAGAAACGTTGCAGACTGGTACATTGACTTGGCAGTCTACTTCTTCTTTACCCGGACTTACTCCGTTATTTAGTGCCACTGCCTACACTACAGGCGTGAATCAGACCGCTACCAATTTCAACGGCGCAACTCCATTTAGTGTATCAGCTTATGTTAATATCACTGGTGCCGCTACATCCGAACGTACTATAGCAAGTACGCTTGATCCAAATAATAATTTTATTGGCTGGGAATTTACCATCGATGCTACAGGTGGAACTGCATTTCACCTTCATGCTTTTCTAGTAAATGACTACCCGTCTAATGCCATAGAAGTTGGAACTACTACAGTATTGACCACAGCAACTACTCATAGAGTTACTATGGCTTATGATGGAAGTAAGACAGCAGCCGGAGTGGCTTTCTATATCGATGGAATATTGTGTACCAACAATAGTCCTGTTGAAGATACACTTACTGGAAGCCTTGTCAACACTAAGAGTGTAAGTCTTGGCGCTCGCACAGATGGCACTCAACCTTTGATTGCTGGTGTTATAGCCTATACACGTATCTATAACCGTTTGTTATCTCAAACGGATGAAACCAATTACACAGCCGCGGGGGCTCGATGAATCAGCCATTCAATGAAGTAAAAGCATCTTCTATAGCTGGTGTTGTGCTGGATTGTGACTTAGCGACTGGAGCCAAGATTGGTGGCGGAACGGCCACCGATAACACTGTTGCGCTTAATAAATTTCTAGCTGGTGCTTCTGCTACAAATCCGCTTAAGTTAATTCTAGACGGTCCTTCATTAGTAACTGGTTTAGTAGTTGCAGTAGCTGGCCATACTACTATCGAAGGAATAGGGTGGGATTCTGGTATCTGGATAGCGTCAGGTTCTAATGCCGATCCGATTAATAACGGAAAAATTCTTCCGTTCGATCAAGATACCACTCCTCCAGCCAGCGGTGAGAATGTATGCCTGCGAAACTTCATGATAAATGGCAATCGTGGAGATGGAACAACTGGAAATTCAACTTCAGGTGATCCCCGTGGAGTAACTGGTACATATTGGTATTGCAATATCAATCTAGCAAATCTTAACGGCGTTCGTATTGAGGATATGTATCTCTACGATTCAGCAGCCTATGAGATTAGATTGAATAACTGTTCTGATGCTGTAGTTCAGAACAATACGATCATAAATCCAAATGTGACAGATACTTTCAATCAAGATGGTGTTCACATTGATGGTCCTGCATCTGCTATACGAATCAAGGGTAATTATATTGATAACAATGGTTCTGATGATGCTATTGCACTTAATGCGTTTGAGGGCTACGGCGGTTTGATAGACGATGCAGTAGTTAGCAATAACACAATATTCAATTGTTTGAACGCATTTAGAGTATATGGCAACGTCGAAGGACAAGTTGGCAAAGTAGTAATTGCAGACAACGCTGGTAGCACAACCACTAGTGTGTTCATTCTTGGTAGTACTACTGTGCCTAACACTGGCGATCTAGTACGTAAACTGATTGCAAGTAATAATGTATTTAGTACTGCCGGAAATTACGTACAACTACAAGGTGGTCTAGGAGACATCGAGTTTTCTAACTGTACCTGGCTAAGTCCCACAGGGGCTGGCTCATTCTTGCTCTGTAATTTTGCTGCCACTATCTCTGCGATCACACTGAATAACTGTCGAATTTCCAGAACTATGGCTGGTAATAATACCGGTACTCCGTTGCTATCTGCGACTGCGGCTCTAACTCTTGAGCGAATGACTATCAACGGGTTCTATGTAGTAAATGAGCAAGGCGAGAGTTACGCAGCTATTACTGCTGCACTTGCAATGACTAACATCGGAATTGCAGAATTATATATCGCCGCCTTAGACCCCGCTAATATTGCCAAACTCGCAGACTCGTATGCTGCTATAACTTCTATGAGAGGAGCCGGAGTATTTCCTAGCTCGCAGGTAGCTGCTAAGAGTGCTAACTATACTCTTCTGCCCACCGATGGAATGATTGTAACCACTGGCACATTCTCTGTAACACTTTCAACTCAGGCTTATGCTGGCCAGAGACATACTTTTAAAAAGTCAGATGGAACTACTGTTCTAACTATAGTCGGAACTATAGATGGAGCAGCTAATCCAACTTTGATAACACAATATTCAAAAATGACCATAGAGTATGACGGCACAAATTGGTGGACAGTTTAATAGGAGGATTTGATGTTTGCAGATAAACTTAAGAATTTAGCAGAACAACTTTCCAACGATCTTCAAAGAGGTAAGTTTGATTCGGAAGAAAAGTTTGGACTGCTAATAATAGCCGCCACGCTTATACTGGCAGAGGAGATTCATACCTTGGGAACAGCCGCTACCACACTCGCACAGGCAACAACTGACCTCGCAAATGCAGTTACAGCTAATGGAACTGCAGTTCAGGCTGAAACGTCTGAGATTACTGCAGCAACTGCAGCTATTACAACTGCACTTGCAAATCTGCCGGTTGCTACAACTCCGGATGAAAGCGCAGCTATCGCAGCGATCGAAGCACAGGTTGCTCAGATCAATACCAATACAAGTAATATTAACTCTGCAACTGCTGCAGTTACGGCATCTGCATCACAGATTACTGGTGGTCTTGGTAATCTTGAACAGATTTCGCCTGCTGATACAACTCCGCCGGTTACAACCACGCCTGCGGGTTCGTAATTTAATTTGTAGTTAATTTAAAGCAAAAGAATGCCCCTGATAGGCAATATCAGGGGCATTTCTTCGTATAGAGTAATCAACCCTGTGTAATTCGCAATTACTCTATACAAAGAGCGCGGTCCATTAGGGAGTGCGGAACGCGACTTAAACCATGATAATCAACTACATATCTTGAAAGTTGAGCTGCAACCATCATTAGTCTCAAATCACTTAATGTTTCTGGGCTACGGCTTGTAATATCTAAGGGATCACCTAACTTTGGTATTTGATCGCCTATCTCAGCCGAGAATACACACATATTTGCAATTTGAATTACTGTACCAACTCCCACATTAAATCCAAACTGAAATAACTTATTTGCAAGAGGTTGATAGGCAGCTTGTAATTTTGATATATTCCACTTAGAATACATCCAATAATCTTTAAAAGTTATCTCTTTTGCAGTTGAGGCAGTAATAGTAGAAATATCTAAAGATGGATAAGCATTCTGTGAAATTCCATATTTAGTTGCACCACCTGCATCATGAGTAATTTTACCTGTGAGATGTGGATCTTCCCAGCGTTCGATTAGTTGTTTATATGCAATGTCGAATGAGACGAGTTGAGGATTCGCAAGTACTGAAGTACCTCTTTGTTGAATATTTCCCACATCTGTTTGTTGAAGTGACATAGGCTTCCCACCCTTTTCTAAGTAGAGAACTTCGTTACTAAGCATTGTGTTGTGTGCCAAGCGGTGTATCATGTTCAACGAATTGATTTGTAACTAATTCGCCAGGTTTTTCCTTATCTGCAGTTCCATCTTTTTTAATGTTATACATATTGCAGAGAGGTTCATGCTGGCGATAAACTTTCACAGGAATATTTCCCTTCATCGGAAGAAATACACCTGCGTGCGGAGTGCAGATAACTCGCTTGTTTATAGCAATTCCCTTGCGAGTAACCTCTGGACCCATACTTAGAATAATTCCTGTAGTTGGCAGAGATTGAGCATTTTCGGGGATAACTAGAGTTGCTCCTCTACCATTGCATTTATGGCAAGTAACTACGTCATCTATCCGCACGGTGAGATATTCGCCAGAGCAAGCCTCACAGACAGCCTTAAAGCGATTGCGAGTACCGCGAGGGAAGTCCAGATCAGAATCTGGAATATCCGGATCGCAGACACACCGAACAAACCTCCGTAATTTACCCGTCCCTTTGCAAGCAGTGCATTCATAACCAGAGCGATAGTTATCAATAAGCACAATGATATTGTCACCAACTGCCTCCAGACCAACACCTAACTCAATTAAACCGACGATGTTATCTTCGCCCGCTTCGACATTCACCATTGCATTTTCTACTTGCTTGAAAGTAGCTATAGGACCAACTTCTGGCTGCACACCACCTTCGTCAATCTTTTCTTGCTTTTTATCTTCTTCAACTTTGGCCCACAAATCTGCATCTGCAGGTTGAACTTCAAAATCATCATTAAATGGTGGATTTGACGGCATCTCTTCTCCCTATGTCTTATTGATTTGTTTGACGTTTGTATCTACTGTCTTTTGAGTTTCACAGTAGACAAAGATTTTTTCGCCACCGATTGAATCTTCTCTTACAGTTCCCATCTCACAGAGCGTGAATAGAACCCTGGATAGATCGTCATTAGTGACGTGCATGTAGTTGTGTTTCAGAATCTGTCTGCGATTAGCTGCGCCCATGCGTTCAATATAACCTAGAACTTTTTGGGTAGCATCTGCAAGAGGAGAGTTGCCAACTCCTCTAAATGCACGATCTAGATTCTGTTGAATCTGTTTTAATAGATCAATAGATACTAGAGTATCAATCCGATCTATTATTCGAGAGTCATCTCGTGCAGCGCTAAATGCCATAGCCACTTTGAAAAAGTGAACATGCACGCGTGATTTGAAGTATAGCATGACTTCTGAATCTGCTTCGTGCTGGCGAACTATAGGTGAAGTTTTGTAAAACGTCTCAAAGAGATTTTTAGCCTCGGGACTGAATGTAAATTCGCCCTCTAGATTTGAGATGGAAACTAAATCTTCTTCAAGCTTCTTGATAAACTCTGCCCCCATAGTTTCTTCTAGATTCCTGGGCCATACGATATCTTGGGCTTTTTTATCTGCATACACAAACACTGCACGAGCTGTGAATCCACCATTGACTGCAGCTTCCGTACTCTTATTAATGCTCTGAATATAGGCTGGAACACAAGCACCGATCATAGAAACACACATATCTTTAACTATGTGAGTTCCTTTATTCTTGGTATCATATTCAAAGTCTTTTCTATCCCAAGCATCGCAGAGAAATTGCGTCATCCATTCTGAACTGGAGAGGAGGGTTTGGAGTTCGGTGGACATAATTGTTGCTGCTGATTCTCTTGTAGCAACAATAGTTGGAGTGCTTGAAGTATTAAAGAGATGTCCTCCTGCGACAGTATTAGTTGGTAAGGGTCCATGACCGTTTGTAGTACCGTATATAATCTTTGGAGGCGCGTCAAATCCATTGGATAACCTCTCAACTATCTTCTGCGCAGTTACACGATCAGAGATTGTGTTAATTAAACCTAGTTTCTTTGGAATATCAAACGCAGGATGAATCGCAGTGCCTTTACCAACGCCGGGTGGACCTACCAGAATTATGTATTGGTTAGGATTTACGACATATGGGCCGCGTGCCATTCTTACGTGGTTCTTCAACACAGCAGATACAACTGCAATAGCAGCCCAGATGTTATACTGTCCCGGCGCTTCCGAGATTTTAGATATAGCTTCATTATACGCAAGTATCCAGTTCTTTGAGAGTGCTCTGTGGGGCATTAGGCAGCTTTCTTATTTATCTCTTCGAGCAGTTTTTGCTTTGCGATACGCAAACCTTCATAGGACAAATCGTCCACAGTTACGGTAGTGTTAAAATCGTAGCCAATTTCCGCTTCCACAGGGACTTGAACTTCGATTCCATTGTCAAATCGCATTTTTCTATCAAAGGCTGCGACAGCATTAGAAAGACCAATATCAAGGCACGTAAGGTTGTCCGGGATGTCTTGAACGATCGAATCGTGGCCTTCTTGTACAATATAGCGACAGACTGGATCAAGATCACTGTTTTCGATATGAGCAACTGCAAAACCAGTATTATCGCCAACGGACGACTGCGGTACGAAAGCGAATGCTTCATTAAATATCTTATTGTTCGCATCGTTAGGACGCAATCCGAGAAATTGTCTTTCACGCCCGAACGGAGTTTTGAGAACTCTGCAATGGTTAATAGTATCGCGCACCCATTTATGGAAAACACCTCGTATGTTAGGCTCCAAACTATTAAGCCGCGCAAGCATCCCTGCACACGCATCAACGCTAACATAATGTCCTTCTTGAATAAGAGACTCAGACATTCTAGGTGGCTGCATGTTATAGTTATTTGCATGTCCGGTCTTCTTTCCCAGATAATACTCGATCGATTCCTTCCATTCTTTCTTGCTGCGAGCACCTTCTGCGATGTTAAAGATAAATGACGCACGCCAGATGTGGCGGTTAATACCTTTAGTCATCTGCTCAATTCCAAGATGATTTTGAGATAGAGCGCAGACAGGCCATTCCTCTGCAGACTTCTGATCGACCATTAAGAAGATATTTCCTGGTCTAGCTACTAGACATCTTCTCCACTGCTCGGCAATTCTAGAATGTTTTGGGTGGTTCTGACCATTGTTTCCAAAACCGAAAGTATGTTTTCTCGATGATCTACGTCCTGTAAGAGTTCCTGCTGCATTATAGAGGCTGAGAAAGAACAAGTTTGATGAAACATCTCTATAGAAATTTGCGTTGAGATAGGAAGATCTGAGCTTAGCAAGTTCACGTATAGCAAGTACCGCTTTAATCGCTGGATCACCAGTTGGGTATCCAAACTGGTTATCACGTAAGATTCGTTGCAGAGCGAGTTCTCCCGTCGAATAGTTAGTCTCATACTCTCCTTCGCTATTGCGTTTAGCTATTTTTGGAACTGTGTAGCCCAGTGTTTTGAGAAGATTAAGGAAACTCTTTTCTCCAGAAGTACTACCAAGATTCTGTGATTCAATGAGTGTGGGATCACCCTTCTTTTTACCTTTGTTGGGATCATTCTCCACACCAACAAAAAGTTTGATATTCCACTGAGAAGAAGCAATCGCCAAATTTCTCTGGATTTCTCGATCAACAAAAACTTTAGCTTCTTTAAGTCTTGTTTCATCGACACGTATACCTCTGTTAGCTATCTCATTATAGACAGCTTGGAGCTTTCGCTCATAGTCGTAAGTTATGCGGGGTTCAATCATCTTTGCGAGCAAACTTTCTTGCTTCTTCAACAATACTATATGAAGTTGCTGATGATAAACTAGTATCTTTTTTCATGATTCGTTCAAGAACCATAACAAGTTCATAGATTGAGAGTTTAAGATTTATATCTCTTTCTTGACTCATCGCACAACCTCATCAATGATCTGGTTAAGACTGCGATAGTTCTTAGCAATAGCTACAGCGCAATCCTGCAATATTGGATGCGCCTGTACCGTAGGATGACGTGAAATTGTACCGAGAGCTGAAAGTAGCTCTCGGTACAGAGATTCACGTTGCTTGTCAAACTCTTCTTTTTTCATAAACCGTTTTACCAATAGATGATATCAAACGCAAGTACGTTACACTGCATGAGGCCACTGGCATTTGCCCCGTCGAGTTGAAAGTTGGGCAGAATTATTTGTTTAGTCCAACCCATAGGAGAATCGCTAACACCAGTGCAAGTAGCTGCAAATGGATTATAAACTGCATCCTCTTCAACTCCCACATATACAACTTTACCGTTAGCTAGATTCCGCTGCGTGAAGATACGAATGTGCTTTGGAGTATTCTTAGGCCAAAGTGTAGGATTTACTTTAATGGTGGAAGGATTCCAACCGTAACTCCCTGCAGCTTTAAGCAGAGTATACTCGTAGGAGTCAGAGTATTCGGATGCCTGAACACAAAGAAGATAGGTATCTCCCTTAGAGTCAACATGATTGATATCCATCTCAACGCAAGCTTGCTGCATAGGATCAGGAAATTCATACGTAATATCGTAGACGTAATTTGCTACGGTATCAGGCACACCTGTTGCAATAGTCCGCGACCAACGAACGCCACCCTTACCAGTCTGATTAGCTGAAAATAGACAGGCTTTGGTAGTAGCGTTATAAGTCATTGTAATATTTTTTGCAGTTCCTGGAGTTCCAGAATCTTTCTCCATCTTCCAGCCAGCAAGTGAACATATATTAGCTACAGTGGTAGCTGTAGCTGGAATAAGTGGTGCAACTGGTTGCGGCGGAATCGGAACTGCGCCGGGAATGTTATACTTGTTATTCATGGTATCTAGAAAGATACCGGATGGTGTAGTTGTCATGCTGTTTTTTCTCCTAGTAGGTATGGGCGTTTCTCAAACTCTTTTTGCTGTGCCTCAAAGACTTCCATTGTTACACATACGTCAAGACAATTGTAGCGTTTAAGTCTACGCATATCTTTAAATGACCAACCGTGTCCTTCATCTTTGTAATAAGGTTCACGAGTGTACTGACGTGTCATAAACTGCAGCGATTTTTCTAACTCTGGCCACAATATATGCTGGCGAATTAGTGTATCGTGACATCTAAATCTATCAATGCGAAAACCTAACATCTCGTAACGTGGAAGATCAAAGTTAAAAAAGTTCTGTCCTAATTGATCGACACGGTCGAATACGCTTTGAAGTTTTCTCCAGAGTTGTGCAGTTCTCTTGATTCCAAGTTTATCGTCACCTTGGAAGAGTTCAAAAGATATACCAAAGTTTTTAGAAGTAGCGAGGCCAACGCAAGTTGGCAAACCTGGATGACCCCAATATTGGGAGTTTTTATTCTTTGGATAGATAGTTTCAATATCATTCGATAAAATGGAGTGGGAGCTAAACGTTTCAAGGTATCCGATAAGTTCGTCAAACTCCGTAATGTTATATTTAAGAGTGCGCGCTGGTAGCGGCTGGAGAGTTCCATTGGTGGTGAAATATGTAAGTTCATCGGATACCTTTCCCAAATCGAGGTAAGTTACAATATCCTTTAACTTATACTGTTTCATCACAGTATCGGGGGCAAGCGTTGGTATAATGTAGTGTGGGTAATTAAAAAAGGGCGATGTTAAAATCGACCCAGCGTACTTTGATATCTCAGACTCTCCTTGAGAGAGTTTACGCTTTGAAAATTCATTCTTAATCAATTCACGACAGAAAAATGTTCCAGCTTCCTCGATAGGAATAATGATTGGTGGTTGATATTGGTTAATATCAGTCTCGATTATGGTATAGGTATCCGGATGATCTAGATCAGGACGGCGTGGTAATACATAGTAGTCTCGTATACCTACGGCCTGCATCATAGAGTTAAACATGCGCCCATATCCCGCAGACCAGACGTAACCCGCTTGCGCATCTTGAGGATACGGTTGCTCTACAACTACCCACACTTTTGCAGTGGGGCTACCTTGAGGTTTGATATATGCCATTTTTCTCGTCAGGGTTATCAAGCATTAGAACACTGCCGCAGGAACAAAGCAAACCTGCAATTCTAGTATGGGTGGCCATCAATCTTTGTTTTGGATCATAAATCCACCAAATACTAGAACCAAATACAATTCCTACTTCAGAATTAAAGCAATGTTTATGTGGTTCAGGTATGTTAAGAAGTTCTACCTCCCCAGGAAAAACCATGCCGGGAAATAATTTAATTCTTTCACCTATCTGTCCCGGTCTAATCTTATACAACGGTTGATTGTCAACAGATTTTCTAAGAATACTCACATCACTCTCCCATCTGTTAAAGGTTGAGCCCACACCCAATTTTGATATTCGATCAGATGCTGATTACATAGGTCCATATGATCGAAGGGATGATCTGTACTGAAGTGAATACGTTTGGCCGCAATTACGTTACACTCAGTGCCGTGTGAATCTACATAACGACATTTGAACTGCGGCCAAACGATTGCTGGGGGTCCGCTCATTTTAGCTCCAAGTAAAAGTCATGCTGCAGTTATCACAGTCAAGCTTGTTGCCTTTGAACGCTCCCGCAGTAGCTACTGTGATACGAGAGTTAGTACCACAGCCAGGGCAACTCACAGGATATCTCTGTGAGGGCATAAATTGCTTTGGAGCTGCATCAACTTCATTCATCTCTTTAACGTTCCGAGCCCTTGCCATGAAGAGTACCTCTATCCTTTCTTGATTCAAGTTTAATTACGTTGTTCTGTAGAACATCGAGAATATCGTAATTGTATTTGTAGCATAGAGTACACCAGTCGAAAACAGCTTCCATCGAATATGCTTCCGCTGCAATGTGCATAAGAATACCGACTGTGTCAACGTCGCTGGAAATTCTTCTGTACATTGAAGTTACAAAGTTATTGAGAGGACTTTCGTTAGACATTCCTTGATGAACTTGATTGAAGTACTCGATTATATCTTTGGGTTTACCACCAAAGATAAATCTCGAAGCTGCATCTTTAGAGATGCAGTGAGGTTTCATATGCTCAGATATCTTAATTGCGATATCAAAGCAAGTTAAACCTTTAATCTCTTCAATCCAGTTTAACTCTTTGATAAGAGGATAAGTATTGTTCTCTATGTCAAGAGGCAAGTCTGCATGATTATAATGAATGCGAGCAAGATACCAAGCTAAATCTCCAAGTTCAAGCCCAAACTTCTCACGATCAAATGCAAGTGAATCGCGAATTTGACGCTTAAGCATCCCTGCAATTTCGCCCACTTCGTCAAGCACACCAAGCATTTCATATAATGCTGCTTCTCTTGTACTATCAACTTTATCAATATAAAGAGCTGTGGTCTGAGTCCAACGCACATAGTCAATTGAATTTGTAATTACCATACTTACTCCTTGTCAGGTTCAGGTTTATTTGATCCTAGCTACCTATAGAGGGTATTTACTCCCCCGACCTCTTTTCAGCGCTCTCCAATCTGAGCTATATAGGTAGCTAGCAGCAAACAAGCGCTGCTTTTATTTAATTGTCTTTATCTGCTACATCAGCATCATGAGGACCAATGTCTTCATCTTCGTCTTCATCTTCATCATCTGTCAATGCATTTATTCGTTCTTCAAGTTCGTCATACTCGTACTGTTCAACTTCGTCGAGATCAACTTTCTCGTCGAGTTCATCATAACGCTTATTCATCTCATCGAGGTTCATTTCGCTGAGTTTTGTATCAATTGCGTCTTCTTGTTCTTGAGTCAATGCCATTTGATTCTCCTAGGATTTGTTAACTCCCAATTGCTCCGCAATATTTAAACTGCGGAGCAATAAGGAACTAACAACTACTACTTACCTGCTACGTTATCCGAGTGATTAATATCCGGAAAACGCTCTGCGCACTGCGGTACATTGCAGAAGAACTTACGAATCTTATTGTTCTTCTTTCCCTGATACTCAGACTCAATCAGTTCAATCTTGCCAACTTTATTCAGAAGTGGTCCTGAATAAACGTAAGTGTCATAAGCACCTACCTTGAACTTATTCTTGTCTGTATCCCAGATACCAGGAATCCTTGGGCGATCGGAATCATACTCTTCCATCTCCATCCCAAAGCAGTGACACATATCCTGCAAGAATGAGGGAATTTTCGAGTTACCTACAAATACATACTTCAGTGTACGTCCCTCAAACTCAGGGTTGTTTACAACACTGAAGATAGGATTCAGGTTTACACTGTCTCCAGCTTTAGAAGACTTTGGTTCAAAACCAATCAAGCGCACTTCGTAAATCCCCGCAGGAATTGGTTGTAGACCTTTGAGTTCTTCTTTGCCGAAATCCATCTGATGTGCCATATTTATCTCTCTTTCAGGTTTATTTGTGGGTTCAGGTTCAGGTTATTTTACATCTTCGATAGTCAGTGACTAGCGAACTGGTTTAGTGCCTTTTTCAAGATGTATGAAGTGTTTCTTGAGCATAGCACTGATATTTGGTTCTTCTTTGGCGTCAACTTTCCATGTAGTTGCACCATTGAACTCGTTGTTGCTGGTTGTATTAACAGTGTACTTCCCATAACCGTCAACAGTAATTCGCATGACTTCGGAGAAAACAGATAAGAGGGAATTAAGATAGAACGGATCGACGGAGTATTGTCCGGTAAATACCGTGTTGTCTTTAGTTGAATGGATTGTATCTTTTTCAGGTCTCTCGTGAAATACACAGATAAGGTTACCGAGTTCTCTGAACTCTGCGATGAAATACTCAAGATACCCCCTCACTGCGTTAATCATATCCCAGCCCTGAGCAATTAAAACTTTGCGAGAGCCAGATCCAACTTGCCGCGAGAAATTGTTATCACCTTTGCTCTTGGTCATTGCAGAGATAATCTCATTCTCCAATACTTTCTTCATATAAGTAATGGAGTCTAAGACGAATACATCGGGAATGGGTTGGCCTTTAACTTTGCGATACTTGAATAATTCAAGATCAATCTCAAGATTTTTAATCGCCTGGGGAGACTGTTGATTTATATCAATGAACGTCTTGATATAAACATTCTTCTTACCTGAGACTGATTCGCTGCGATTGTCAAAGTCTGCAACCCAAACTTTTTTAGTCTCGTTATCGCTAGTTGCAAAGAAAGACTTACCTGATTTCTGTCTTCCAACTATAGCGAGCGCATAATTCTTGGTCTTGCCGGGCACAATTGTATCAGCTTTGACACCGCCGGTCAAACCGCCGAACGCATCATCTATAACTTGAGTCGTTTTATTTATCCCGTGTTCTTCTGTTGTTGGCATAACTCCCTACCTTTAAATAAATAGATTTTATAGTCAAATAGTCAAAAATGCTGTATTGGTCAGGTTTTCTCAGGTTTATTTTTGGGGTGGTTTAAACTCTTCCTTTGTTTCATCCATCAGCTTACCCTCAGAAGTATACAAAAGGTATTTAGTTCCTTCAGCTTCATTTAGCTGACGTTCAACTGCAAAGTGATGCTTGCATATATGATTACGTGAAATATTAGTTCTTTCCTGTGCCGTAAAATATTCAACTGAAGCACGTTCTTGGCACTGCATCTTGTTTTCAAGCATTACATTGCATTTATAAGCTGAAGATGCAGGTAAATCTCTGAAGTAGACTTCGCTTGCCATTTATTTCTCCTTTAGTTAATTTGCAGAACTTCCGTCGTTATCTCTGTTCTCTGGATCCCAGATAGGTTTCTTAATGTATTCATTCTGTAACACAAAGAGCTGAGAATCTCCCGAGTGCTGGCGATGAACTTTATGAAATTGACATTCATTGTGCCACCAATTACTACAAACTCCTGCGTTATACTGCGCTGGAATACCTTCCATGCTATCAATTAGCATGTTAAAGATATCGCGCGCAGTTGCTACCTGACGCCAGCGATATTCTTCTAGATCGGCATCTGTGCGACGCATTGGGATGCGCGAGAAACGATCTTGAAATGAAGTCTTGCCGGGTTTAACTTGAATATGATTCATGAGAATCATGTTAGTTTGACGTGAACCAGGTTCAAAAACTTCTAAATCAATAAAATGCTTTACTAACTCACGCGTGGCATAAATATAGCCAGTCATGCCCTCTTGAATTTCATAAGATTTATTGGGATTTTGTCCACGAAAATCGCCGTGAGATTTATGATCCATTGGTGCTATATGTGAAGATGTATCGCAGAGGATATCAATCTTGCCGCTCAAGTATAGACGGAACGGAATGCGATTATTAAGTGGTTCTGCAAGAAGTGGGACTTCTTTGCCTTTGCCAAAGTATAGCTCGGTTCCAATTATGCGAAGACGTTCATTCTCTGCACTGAAACGGAGATAATACTCTTGCAGCATTGTTAGGAAACCGATGCGTCCTCCCATGTTCTTGTAGCCTGGAATTTCGCTGTATTTATCAAAGTTTCCCTTTGCCCAGAAGTTGGTTGCATAAGCAAACCAGCGTTCTATAGTAAACTCGGGCGTCCTGAAATATTGGTAATAATACTCAAGACACTTGTGAAGTAAAGCACCGAACTCTAAGAACCAAAATGATCCCTTTGGTGCCCAGCCATCTACCATCTCAAGCTTAAAACGAGAAGGACACATCCTGAAAGTTGATAGCATGTGATGATCTAGGACCATCTCTATCACTTGATCTTCAGGATTGATTGAGAACCAATGCAGCTGTTTCTCAAGTATACAAGCGCGCATGAATATTTCTGGATCGAGATTGATTGTCATCACGCCCTCCCCGACATCAAAGCTATCATCCAATCAGCTATCTCACCTCTGATTGAATCTAGTTCTTTACAAGCAGAATCTTCTTCTGCTTCAGTAATCTTGTTTATTGCCATAAACATATCAGCAGCGCCAGCATAAAAAGCTCTGCGCATCTCAATGATTTGAGTATGGTTTTCAGGGAGTTGTAAAGGATCAAGAACTTTCTTTTTAAAATTTGCAAATGATTCTTCTATATGTCGCATTTTACCCTCTCTTCTAGAGTTAAAGTTAGTTGAATCTTAGAGCCCCATCTCTAAACGAGATTACCTTGTATAATTCGCAGGTCAAACTATACTGTGTGGGGCTCTAACATTCAACTACCATTCTTAACTTTGACCGTAGCTAAAATTAAGATATGATGCTGAATGTTATCTTTCGCCTTTTTACTTTGAACGTCTCCAATATTTAATTGTCCACAACTAAATCTTCAGGTTCATGCACACTCACAGGCAGTCACTTTCTTTTGGATTTAACTACAAAATTGTTTAGCGTCTGGTATAGTTTGGCTTAGTTACAACTTCGTAAAAAAGCTTCATACCATTTTCGGTACACAGAACTTCACACAGGAATCCTGCATTCCACAAAATCGCATCCAAATTGTCCTGGGGAGTTTCTATGTCCGAGCTGTGAATATTATTCAAAGCTAATACATGATGATAAAGATGATTGATACGCTCTCGAATAAAAGTTGGAGAGTCCAATCCCTTCAGGTAGTTGTTATCACCATGTTTATTTGCGCCCGCTGTGAGTCTACGAGAGTAGGCTTCTAAAACACTGCGCAGCATTAGATCATAACGGATTTTTTTCTCTCCGCTGGTAGCTCCAGAAACATCTCTGTGCAAGCTTTCTTGATAATTTGCTTTCAATGATTCTTGTCCAACGTCGCTAAGACCTGTACCAAGTACAGTTTGAATACGAGGATCAACTGCACCAATTCCCGCCTGCGTTTTCAAGTTATCAAACTCATCAGTTCGATCTGCTCTTCGCAACTGTCCTTCCATGCGAGGAATTGCACGTTTTGCTGCTGTTTCTTGCTGTACAGCTTGTTTCGCCATGTTATTTCTGCAAAACTGTATCTCTTTATCAACAATGTCTTTAATTTGCATGAGATTACCAATTGGTTCCTGTGCGATTAAAGCTTCAATCATGTTAAAATCAACGTTTGACATTAGTTTCCACTCTTTTCTAGCTCTCGCTATTTGACCATCAGTTTTACGTAAAGTCATTTTTTTCCTATCGCAAGTATCTGTTCCTGGCTCAAGCCAGCTTTCATTAACTCTGCAACTAAAGCTTGGAGTGCTTCTGGAGAGAGACCTTTTTTAGTTCCTGTAATTCCTGTAGAAGATTGAGATACTTTAACCGTGCGAGTTCTAACTTTTTTCTGAGTAGGAGTTCCTGTTCCTGTGACGAATCTAACTCCATCTTGAGTAGACTCAAACGGATTTTGCGTAATACTGTGATTCTCATTGCCCGCAACTTTACCTTTGTTGCGATGAGCTTTCTGAACTCTGCGAGCTTCTCTCTCATAGATCATCCCATGATAGATACTCTGGTGGTATTCTATCGCGTGTTCCAACTCAATGTCTGAAAGATTTGTTATCGCACGGTTGAAAAATAGCCAGTGCAATCCTGAAAGAGTTATGTGCCGCACTTTAAACTGGCGGACTGCAATGAGAGCGCCGTCTTTATTAAAGATCGGTCGTTGCTCTTGTTCAATTACATCAACGATCTTGAAATCATTGCAGCAGTGAATACAATACTGTGGATCAAGCTTTGAAACTCCGTGGATGCAAAATTCTTCGCCGCATTTCTGACACGGAGTAAAGGTTTCTATAATACCTTTTTTAATTAAGTTGTCTTCTAAGCACTGGGTGCAGACTTTGTCTGGAAGTTCTGAAGAGGTTATCTCCGTTTTAAAAGGTATATCAATCCCAATATTATTATAGCTACCACTGCTACTTTCTCGAATATTCGATACCATACTACTATTTGTTGATCGTTCATTTTGATTCTCCAAATCCGAAAATGCTGTAGCATTTTTGTTTTCTATTTCATCCTGTGGTGGTTGATCCGGTGGTTCCGGTTGTGATACTTGGAACTCTGGCAATGACATTCTCCAATTCCTGGATCATTTCAGGCGATAGTTGGCCCGCGATCCATTTATCAATAAAAAATCTCATAATATGACCAGATTTGCCACGCAGCCGTGGTTGATCTAGCCATGCTAGTTGTAGATAAGTGAATCGAATCGATTTGTTGTAAGTGTATTTAGTGCTGGGCATTATAGTTAATTCCTAAAAATCTCTTTGCGTAGGTGCCTCTCTAAGCGCTCGCAGCTACAAAACCAGTCCTAAGCCTACTCTGCGTTACCCGCTCTGTCTAGTGGCTAACAGAGGCCATTAAACCCCCTAGAATGAGCAAGTTGGCGCGTTTTGCGCCCTTCCCACAGGGGGTTGTGGATTACCCCGCCTAGGCGCGTCGAATACCTATAAGAATCCAGCAAGCTTTAGTATCTGTCATTGGAATATCTACAATGTTATTTTTAAACCAATTCAGATAAAAGTCTTTACTGACTTTATCTCTGGTATCAACTGTAGCATATTGATACTGAGGAAAATAGTAATGACTAGCACTTACAGGGACTAAGAATTCTACGCTATACTTCAGTTTCAGTTTCGGCTTTAACATCATCGGCTGTTGCTCTGAGTTGTTCATAACTCTCCCTTATCATCTGAGATTGATCTACAATCCTTGCGATGTCCGTTGTACTTACATATGCGCCGTGCGATCTTACAGGGGATGGCATATCAAAAGTCTGGTAGAGATAATCTCCCTTGCCAAGAAGATTCTCTGCGCCGCCCTCACCTAATATCACGCGAGAGTCTGCAGAAGTTGGGAGTCTGAAAGTAAGCCGCATCGGAAAGTTAGCTTTGATATCTCCCGACATAAGTTTAACACTCGGGCGCTGAGTAGCCGCGATAACGTGAATACCAGATGCGCGCGAGATTTGAGTTAGTGTCTGAAGTTTATTAACAATGCGTGTACGTTTCTCGCTGCGCAGTCCAGCTTCAATCTCACCCGCTTCTTTTACAGCTAAGTCTTTGTCGAGTGAAATAACATCTGCCAGTTCGTCAATTACTACCACTTTATACTTGATAGCAGGTGGCGCTAGATGCTGATTTATAAAAGTACCTTGCAGCGCATTATACTCAGCTATATTCCTGGCTATGCCTTTCATTCTCTCAGTGCGCCGTCTTACGTTGAGAATCATATTGTCGATTAGATCGTGAACTTTCTCAATCTTATCAACTATATTCTTAACTTGCGCTGCACCTTTGAATAGAGGCAAATCTAGTTGTTTGGTATCGACTAGATACATCTCTAATTCAGCGGGAGATTTAGCTAGGAGCAAGCCGCATACAACTGAGCCCTGAAATACAGATTTACCACCACCCGTTGATCCAGCTATGAGTAAGTGGGGTTGCTCTACTAAATCTACTGTGAAGTTCTGCCCCTGCACTGTTTGACCCATAACTATGGGTAGCTGTTGAGTTTTAACAGCTTCGAGCATCAAGTTATGAATACCTGCATCGAATGGAATCAGCTTCACATCTTCAGGATCAAGCGGGACTTGAAATGCAATCTCGTTTAATACACGAGTTATCATTACAGATGGAACTCCGCACGCGAATGCGATATCTTCAGCTTTATTTATAACTTTGTTAAGTGGTGCAGATGATCCCATTTGCTGCGTAAAGAAGTGTGTAGTTACACGTGGACCTGTTTCGCTACGTTTGTAAAAGACAGGAAATCCTAATCCCTGGCATTTTAACGCAATCATAGCAACGTCATTGTTAGCGTTCTTTGTCATAGCATCCTGAGTTGCAGTTAAGATAGTTTGCCAAGCTTCATTTTGTTCTGCAAATACTCGTAACGCTTGTTCATGCGAACTGCGAAACGCTGCATTGCATTCATATTAAACTTGAGCATGTCAACCATGCCGTTGTCGCGCTGTCCATAAGGAACTGAAAGATGCATCTGTAACTGTGTTCCATACATCTGCACCATATAAGAACAAGATAAAATACGAAACTCGCATTCTTCTGAGTCTCGCTGATCTTGAGTTAACGCAGGCATGATATTAGTCACGCCATGCGGATCTTCAATATCCATTACATAACCTGCTTTCCGCTGTTGCTGTCATCCATCTGGTGAGCGTTGAGTGTGTGATTTGAAAGTTGAGTTGAATAACGCTGTGCAGCGTCAAGTAACTCATCAAGTTTGTTGTATTGATCTGCACGAGTTGGCATAACTTGATTCGCTGCTAGGAACATCAGGAATCTAATTATGAGTAAAAGACCGCTTGCTAAGAATGGATTCATTTTGTATACTCCTATGGATGCATTCTAACTAGTAATTAACACTATGCCTTTACTCGCTATTTCCGCATAATGACTAAGAATGCATCCATAGCAGTATACAACCTGCTATCTAACTAAATCTGTCCCGCTTCCAACTTCGCTTTGAAAGAAGAGTCCATAAGAAAAAGACGATTGCCTTTTGTAAGGTATTTGAATCCACGTTTAAAATCACATTTTCCTTTCTCAAATACCAGAAAGATGCCGCCCGTATCTTCTGCGATTGCTTTCATTGTTTGATACGCGCCATCTTGACGCAGATGTTCTTCATCGGCTGCGATACGATCTGCAATGTAACATGTATCAATAGGCACATTGTGCTGTTTTGCGAGTTGTACCATTTCAGTATGAGTAGGAGAATCAGCTAATATAATATCGCCATAACTGTGTTGACGACGCGCATAACCGTCTCCAGCTTGCCCATCTGAAAATGCAATGATACGAGTCGGATATAAATCATTGCGATTACCTTTGCCAAGTGCATTCAAGAGTTTAGAGTAAAGTGGAGTACCGCCCTCAGCTTTAAACTCTTGCACGCGCATAGCAACTGCAGGCAAATCACACGTAAATGCAAGAGTTACACTTGAACGTGTCGAATCCACTGGCACAACTCTAATAGCTGTTTCGTTTGGCGTGCAAGCTTTCATAAACTCAGTCACGCCCTCTTTTGCATCTTTAATCTCCTGGCCTTGCATCGAGCCAGAATTGTCGAAGATAATTTCAACACGTTCTGTAGCTAACTCAGGCTTGATAAAGCTAAATGATGCTGCGGCTTTATCAATCTCAGATGCTCTGCGTAACTGAGTCTTTTCATTCTCAGTTAGTTCGCTAACATCTACGGCTGCGTCAGGATTATCACTGCGAGCAACTTTCGCAGCGAAACTATCCTTACGTGGAGGACCATCGAAACCACCAATTGATTTGCTCATTTTATTCTCCGAGTTTAATATATGAAAAATGCTGTAGCGATTTAGTGCTATGTGCCACCCGTTGGTGGCTTGCTACTATCTCTTTCCCAACTTGTTAAGTTGGTCAATAGTTAAATTGCCGAGTTTGATTTGCTCTGCGAGCACTGCGATGTGCGCCTGTATATCAGCTTGTTTCTTGCGTTGCAGTTCCTTCGCACGTAACTCTCGCTGCTCCCTCTCAAGTAGACCGAGTGGAGTTAAATCGAGCTTACGCTTTGCGCGATCGCGGGCTGCGTCTATCTCATCCTGTGATAGATGACGTTTACGGCGATAGTCTGGGCCGCCCTGCATCTCGGTCGCATAGATCATCCGCCGCTCAATCTCACGTTGGATACGCTTTGCCTCAGATAGCAAACGACGAAAGTATGAGCGCAGTGCAATGTCGCCAGCATCCGCTAGCTGTGACGTGCTTAATTCTCGAAAGAATGATTTGCTCTCAGACTCCAGCGGAGTCATGTCCTCAGTTTGTCCTGGCTGAGTAGAGGACACTTCGCGCACTGCATCTGCGTTAACCTGCGATGCCAGATGGATGCAAGCATGATCCTCGCAGAAGTATGCGTGACAGAGCGTGCAAAACATCCAGCCCTCATTTAGACAATCATACTTCTTACTATCAACAGGAGTATGCTGACAGCGTGTATAGAGTAATGCGTTTGGATCGTCAGCGGGCGCCATAGATACCCCACAATTCATTCAGCTTCGACATCTTTGAGCCATCACCGTTATTCTTGTCGGGATGGTACTTGATAGCTGCACTGCGATATAGCTTCTTTGCTGCGCCATTCTTATCACTGAGAATGGTATCAAGCTGACCCCAGCTATTCAATCCGAGTAACGATAGCAACTCCTCGCGGTCATTGTTAACGCTCGCGGTCGCATACACTGCGCTATTAAATGCGGCAGTTCCAAAGAATTGCGCAGCTTTCTCCGCATCTGTAACTGCAGTACGAGTAAACCCGTCTGCGTATACCTGCGAGGGATCATAGTTAACTTTGCCAGTAATAAAACCTTCCCACTGCGCGCGCGTCGCATATGTCACCATGCCGTATACTTCAGGCGCGACAGTATAGTATGGCATGAGAGTAATCCATACCTGCGAGTGTACATTCCACGTCTTTGTATCGGGGTTCCAGATTTTATCTCCCGATGGGATTTGTTGCATACCTGCGAGACAGCAGGTAAAAATGGTTTTGTTCTTGATATGTACTTTTGCTTTGAACTGACTAGCACTGAAATGTATCTTCGCTAATCCGTTCACTGAATCCACAAAGTAATGGATGTATGCGTGGGGCATAGACTTCTCTGCTTTCTCAATCTATCCAGACTCCTATCACATACAACTCGTATCACGATGATACGGGCGGGATGATATAGGCTGATAGATTGATAAAACAGAGAGAGCCCATTTTTTAGGTGGGCTCTACTCTGATATTCAATTGGTGCAGTGTTACTGTCCCTGTGATCCCGCTTGCGCCGCTTGAATCGCAGCCATTGCAGCTGCAATCGCTTCAGCGCTAACGCCAGATTTCTCCAGTCCCTTGAATGCTTTCTCAATCGGGGAAAGGTTCTTGCGCTGTGTCGCTTCGTTAACCAACTCAGACGGGTCAAACACTTCCTCAGTGCTCTGGAACGTTGCAGTTCCATCTTCGTTTGTCTCGCGGAACTTGCTATTTAACTTCTGATTCAACTTCGACTGCAAGCCGCGATTCCAAACAATGACGCGTTCATCCTCGTCACTGATAATAGATGCGCAACCGTCCCAAGTGCCCGCTTTGTCCACGCGTACAGTCTGCGTAAACTCCAGCTTATAGCCTTTGTCAGTCAGCAGCTTGCGCTCGTCATCCTTCGCGTTAGTGAGGAGTGCGACTTCAGTATCGACAACCTTAGTCTGATCCTCACTCATCGTGACTTTAGAATAGCGCTCGTAGACAACGTTCTCAGACTTGACAGGTACTTCAGTGGAGACAACGGCGGTTCCCATGATAGTTGCTCGTTTCTGCGCAATGCGCGGGGTTAGGTGACTCAGTGAAAGGTTTGACAGCTAACGTTAGCGTGATAGCTGCACTGTAACTCAAACTCAAGCGGCAAGAGCGCTGCCAGTCATGATCCTAACAGATGGGAGCAAAATGGGCATCCCCCAAACGTAACTGCGCAATCTCCCAAAAGGTAACTGCTGCGAGCATTACTCCGGTTCTGTTTTATTCTGGGAATTGGGAGTTAAATGCTTGACAGCATCCTTAATACTCTGAGTGCTGCTAGTCTGTAACAACGCAGTAATAGCATCGAAGCTATTAGGCGGTAAGATACCGTGTTTTGACTCTTGATTTTTGATCATCTGATCCATACCAGTTATAGTTCTTTGCTGGCCTACAGTCAACGCATTAGGATTCGAGTTAGTCTCACGCGCCAGTATATCTACATCTGCACCGCTGATAAATTCCGCCGCGCACTCGGCGCTGCAAAAATCATCGGCTAACTCGCTAGATATAGGCTCTTCACAATTGATACAGAATTTGCATACACGAATTATCATTTTAACCAATCCTCCACACTGCCGAGTTTATCAGTACCATCTTCGAGTGTAGTTAAACCCGTATTACCTAACTCGCGTTTTTCTATGCTGCGCTCATCTTCAGCTTGCTGCATCCTACGCAGCATAAAATCGCCTTGTCCTGATAGGTCTGTATCAGGTAATCCCTCTTTAAGTTTTAATTGTTTGTTCTCCCATATCTCGCGGTCTTCTTTGCTCGCAGTGGGATCATAACCAACTTCTGCAAACTGTGCCTTGATAGCTGGCACACTCGCAGTACGCACTATCTGCGCTGCTTGCTTGCTATCATGTAACGCTTCACTGCGAGCGCTACGTGATTCTGACACTAGCTGAGGTATTAGTCCAGACTGAACTAGACTATTCATAAACTCGCCTTGCTTAACTAACTTCGAGCGCTCACTATTCTTCTTGTTATTCATTTGCTCAACGTTAGTCATACGCTTTGATATCTCACGTATATGTAGCTTGATTGTTTTAATGCGGGCACGATTACTGAGCGTAGGTGATAACTCTTTCAAGCTAATTTCAAGTTGCTGCGCCATGACTAACAGCGCCTGTAACTCTGTTATGTTCCGAGCACTGCGATACTTGGCAGCGATAACTATAGCAAAGTCGCTATTGATAGTCTGTTCATTGCTCATATAGATAACCTGGGGTGCATCTCTAGTAGGGTAGCACAAGCCATTGATAATGCACAAGATAATTGTGTCGAATGGGTTATATCCATAATGAGTAGGTAAGTGACAGATTATAAAGGCTTTAGGTAGATTCGAGCGGGGTCACGTCGTCTAGAAAGTAGGGGGGTGGGTGTGTTTGGGATGTTCGCCTTTCGTTCTCTTTAAGAAAAAAAAAAATTTATAACTAAGAGAACACTAACTATCAGCTAAAGCGAAGAACAAGCGAACTATCATAGCCCCATAGCCCCCCTATCTCTCAGAATGGGTGACCGCACGGAAAAACAGATAACCCGCCCATAATGAGCGGGTTAGCTATCAATTACAGTTACATCATTCTGAATCGATCGAATGCCATTGTTCTAAGTCACTTGCGCGCAGTGCAGAGGCATACAACGCACAGCGCTCTGAGCGAGCGCGAGCGCTCTTGGTAGCTGCGACCATGTGATAACTGAGAGCAAGTATAGCAACGCCCGGCAGTATGAGAGTAGGCATCTATACAACCTCCACGGCTATAACAACTCGGCCCATGTCAATAAGATTAGATAGGTGCTGCATAGCTTCCCACTGCTGAGAGAAGAGCGCGCAGCATGTAGAGCCATAGCTATCAAACCAAGACAGGATGTATGTATACATAATCAACCTCATAGTTAGGATTAACTATAGCCATAGTAACTCACACGCATGGTTACTACAATACATCATTAGTTGTATTGACAAGCACTGCGCACTCATGAGTGATGATAACGTTAACATAGTTACTACTCAGTAACGGATCGCTCAGGCTCTAAAAAACGTTTTCTCGCCGGGCTCCGCGGGGGGAGCTCACAATAAATTTTTACAAAATTTACTTTTGGGGTAACGCATCTTTTATAGTTATATTTAATTGCATAGTTATATTTAATTGCATCAAGAACATAATTTTATTCTTAATATAATTCTATTCTTAATGAACGCAAGCAAGTATTCAACTATCACTTGTATCGTTTCGCGCGGGGTAACGCATTCTGCTCTCGCGGGCGCGCTGCGTATTTTAGGGGGCGGAAATGCAAAAAGGGGGCTTTTTATAGCTTGCGCCTACCTTATATATATGTCACACTTTGAGCTGGCATAGCTCCCTAACAACTGACTTTCATGAGCACTCAACTATGACTACGCCACGACTATCAGAAGCCCCTCATGTGTTAACTGCAGACGTGCGGATTGATTCTGAAAAGATCGCTAAATCTGAAAGTTTGAGTGCTCTATTTTCTTATTTTAAAAACTGGGCTCCTAATGATCCTAGTTTGAAATTTAAGGGAAGTTCAGTAATTAAAGAGACTGATTCAGAGGTAGCAGCATGAGTAATGCAGCTCAAGTTAAACCGGGCAATATATCTGTCAAACCTCGCAAGGGTCGTTACTTTCGTCGTCACCTGCGAATGGAACAAGCTGTTCGTTTAGAATCTTCTGGTCAATACACAAACAATGAAATAGCCAAAATCTTGGGTGTAAAACTCTGCACCCTACATCAGATGAAAGCTCAAACAGAATATCTGCAGAAACGTGCAGAGCTTTCAACAGGAGTTGTAGTTGGTTTAGAGAATGGTCTGCGCGTAGATGAAGAGAATATCCGTGCAGAGATTCGTGAGATGCTCCCAGCAGCTTTGAGAACTCTACGAAATGCAGTAGAGCGCGGTGCAGTTAACAATGCACCTATTCAAGATATCAAGCTCGGTGTAGAAGCATCTAAAGAAATCATGGACCGCGAAGGAACCTTTACCAAGGTTTCTAAATCCGAAATCAAAGTTAAAGAGATGCCATCCTTTTCAGGACAGGAAAAGGTTGAAGACGATTTGCTTGCATTGCTGCAGCGTGCTCAATCTGAGCGCGAAAGGGAAGAGACTGCTCAGGATGGTTCTACAAACAAAGTTAAACGTAGCGAGCAAACTATCACACTTGAAGCTTTTGTAAGTTCAGGTGGTAATGAAGATGCGCAGAAGCGCATGAAAGAATTTATCAAGCTTGAAGATTTTGATTCACATACAGTGAACTAATTGGAGATACTTGACCAGCGCGTAATCGAAGCTGTTATAGACGAAGCAAATCGTCATCAAGATTACTACGTCGATGAACTTGGTGGAGTTTATGTTTCACAAGAAATCATCAATAGCTGGACAATTCTTCGCACGCAAGATTTGACAGGAGAATCGAAGCGAGTTGCTATTCGACTCAACTGTCTAGCAAATCTCTTTTATCTCGCACGATACGTTTTAGGTTTTGATCGGCTTCAAACAAATCCAGATATCACGAAGAACTTGCACTTTAATATGTGCGCCTGCGTGATGAAGGATGGGCTTAAAGAATGTATTGAAATCCCCCGCGACCACTATAAATCTACAATCTTTAGCCAGGCATTTCCCATATTTAGGGCTCTTCCATTCTTAGAAAAAGATGAAGAGTTGATGAGAAAGTTGGGCTACGGAGATACATTTATAGCTTGGATGCATCGCGCACACGATCAAGATGTGCGTGTATTGCTCGCATCGGAGACTCAAAACAATGCTATTAAGCTTGGGACTAAACTCAAAAACCACTACGAATCAAACGATCTCTTCAAGTATATCTTCCCCGAAATTATTCCTGACGCATCATGTACCTGGACTAACGAGTCTCTTCATCAGAAACGAACTGCGAAAGGCAGGCAGCACGGCGAAGGGACTTTTGATCTTATTGGCGTTGGCGCTGCTCTTCAATCTAGGCATTACGATGATGTTGTTCAAGATGATCTGGTTGGACGGAAAGCTTTAAAATCTGAAGTTGTAATGAATGATACGATTGACTATCACAGACTTCTTGTAGGAGCATTTGATAGTCATGCAGGAAACGGTGGAAGAGATAACAATGAAATCATCGTCGGAAACAGATGGAGCTTCAAAGACCTTAACAGTTGGGTTCGAGAGAATGAACCCTACTTTAAGTTTATTACCCATTCCGCGTTGGGAGGATGTTGCGACTTACATCCTTATGGCACACCTATCTTCCCTGAAGCTTTCACAGTTGAGAAACTTGCTCGCTGGAAAAAAAGACTTGGACCGTATCTATTCTCGTGTCAGTTCCTTAACTTTCCTATCAATCCCGAGCTATGTAAGTTTGAAGTTAAAGACCTTGGGCACTTCCACTTCGAGAAAGACTATAGCGCGCAGACAGGTGGAGTTCTTCCTCACCATCATTTAGTTGGACCGACGAGGGAAGTTGCATCAACTCTTCAGAAGACCTATCGTGTAATTATTAAGCACGAAGTTAAAGAAGGGATGCCGGTCAAGAAAGATGTATATCCAACTACACTTGATCGGTACATGATAGTTGATCCGAATCACTCAGGCAAAAAAGGTCGTTGCAGACATGCTATCACTGTTACCGGGGTCAACCAATCAACTAATTTTATCTACCTACTTGACGTGTGGGCAAAGTCAACCGATCCTGCAGAGTTCGTCGATGTCATGTTTCGTAAAGCAGTCCAGTGGAGACTCAACGAAATCTGGCTTGAAACAGTTGGTGCACAGAAATATCTCAAATACCACCTTGAATACTTCAAAAAAGTAAATGCTGAAAAGATGCCCGAGATTCAGCATATCAAGATCAAGGATTTAAAGTATGACAATAAAGAGGATGCTAAGAAAACTCGCATTGAGTCAATGCAACCTATTTACAATCGCGGGCAGTTCTTTGTGCGCAGTGACGATAACTCTTCCAGAATCTTCCTTGAAGAGTATGAAGCTTACGGAAACAAAAACGGTTTGATAGATGTTCTGGACACGCTTGGTTATGGGCCTCAAGTCTGGAAGTTTAATGCGGTTTCAGATAAAGAAATGGCTGCAGCATTTCAGCAGCGTGCTCTTAACTTCCAGAGAGCTATGCAGGGGATTCAAAACTAGAGGCGGGTCATGTTTACACCAGGGACAATTGAACTTAAAGTGTCTCTATTCAAGTTCTTCATAACTATACTTCTTGGTGGTAATACAGGACTTCTTGGTTTAATACTCCGGTATGGTTGGAAGAACTATAAGAAGTATAAAAATGCATTCATGGTGTTTATAGAAGAACATGAAAAACTTGTTGACGACTATCTACGGCGGCATCCGGAAGAGCTTGACTCATACCCCAACTACTTCTCACGTCTCCCCAGTGGCCGTAGAAAAAAAAGTCTCACAACTATCAAACGTCGCCCCGGAGTTGAGTCCCACACCCGCAATCACAGAACAGATGATAGTACCGAATAAACCAGTTGTTCAAGAGGGAGTCACCATGAGTCTTACGTCAGTGTTTAACGATATCAAGGGTTTCGCCGTGAAACTCTTTGCCGATGAAAAGAAAGTTCAATCAGTACTTGAAGTTGCAGTTAAGGATGCTCCAGCAATTACAGAGGCTATTGTACCGCTCTGGAAAGCTAGTATTCCTCTCGCTGCAGCTATTGCAGTTGCTGTAGATGATAAGGGAATTAACATTCCTGCGGACACCACAGCATACGATGATGCTAAAACTTGGCTTGCTCAATTTAAAGTTGCAGATGCAGCTATTGAGAAAGCTTATAAAGATTACGAAGCACAGAAAGCTACGCCTGCTGCTGTCGCTCCAGTTGTTGCCACTCCCGTCGCTGCTGCTGCAGTTCCTGCTAAAGTTTAAAATAGGAGGTTGCTATGAGTACTGCTGTAAATGCCGCCACAAATTTTCTAAATCAGAATTTTTACGGATTTTTACTCTTACTCATAGCAGCCTTCTTTTTTTATCAGAAGAATAACGAAGCAGCTCAGGCTTTTAGTTACATTGGTTCAGCTTTAATGGGTATTCGTCAGTTGACACCATCTCAACCATCTACAACAATCAATACAGATCAAGCAACCACGACTGTAAAGACTGGAAATTAAGATGCCCTTTCCTAAAGTTCTTTCGCTAGAAAAAGAGATTTCAAATACGCAAGAGTTGGATGATTTGAAGAGTTACATCTTCAATCAGATTTCGTATTTGATGGCGAAAACTCAGAATCTGCGTGAAGACCTTTTACCGAAGTGGGTTAAGACTTACAAAGGTATACCAGAAGTTAAGGAAAAAACATTTCCTTGGCCTATGGCAAGCAACTTAGTCGTACAGTTAGCCGCTACTCATTCTGACGAGCTGCTATCTCGAATAATGTCGATCTACCAAAGCGATCAGCTATTTGTAGCTTCGATCCTTGGTGATTGGAAGAAGGGTGTTGGAGACGATCAGAGAGCTATGATCGAAGCTTTCATGTCAGATGTATCTCTCGATCCGATGGAATTAGATTTATACCGCGTCGAGGAAGTTGTATTTGCCTCCGCAGGTCGTTATGGCACTGGAATTGCTAAATTTCCCTGGCTCTTTACTCAAGAACAAGTGTACACAGGCGGGGAAGGTTCATCAAGATTCGAAACAGAGACGATTTTTGATAATCCTCGTCCTGAGAATGTGCCACTCAATCGTTTTCTAGTCGATCCCCAGACCTCAAACTTGCGTAATTGTGACTTCATGGCTCATATTGTGCCATACAAGAAGCCACAGCTACGTGATTTGATCGAAAAGAACGAAGACCTTCATATTTACGACAAAGCAAAGTTGCAAACGCTCTTGGATCTTGGTCCTGATAGACAAGGCCCTGACTATATGCAGGCCATGCAAGAAGAATCTAAGGGAATGAACAACAATTGGAGTAATGTTGGAGGTGAGTGGGACTTTCACGAGTGCTGGTTCTCTTGGTGGATGGGTGGTAAGAAGTACAGAATCATTGCTCACTGGCATCATAAGTCTAAATCTCTTTTGGGTGGTATATTTAATCCCTATCCAAAGAATGAGGTTCCATTTGAAGATGCGAAACTTGCCTATGATGACGACCAGTACTATGGTTATGGATTCATGGAAATGTTGGAGATGTACCAACGAGAAGTTTCGAGAATTCATAATCAACGTGTTGATAATCGTGACCTCGCAAATACTGGGGTTGTCAGAATTAACACAGGGAGTTCCTTATCATCTGTAATTCAAATTTATCCTGGCGCAGTTATCCCAGCACCGAAGGATGATCTAGAACTATTGACTCTTGGAGCGCCCGGCGCAACTATTACATCTGAAGATGAGATGCTTACACTCTCTCTTGCGAAAGATAGATCAGGTGTTGATCCTGCAGTGGGTGGTGCAGGAGGTGGAATTGTAAATCCGAAGCGTGGTAACTATTCAGCGCAGGGAACTGCAATAGCAATGCAGGCTTCTAACAATCGGAACAACTTGCGCATGAGTGATATGCGCTCGGCTCACGTTCGTATGGGTCGAAAGATTCTTACACAATACGCAACTTATGGTATTAGTGGTAATCGACTGCGTAGCTATGGTGATAAAGCTCAAATTCTTAAAGCAGCACTTGAAAACTATAAGAATGGAAAGCTTGGTCTTCTGATTAAGCCAGCTACAGCAAGCAACAACAAAGAACTTGAAAAGCAGAATGATATGCTTCTGCTTTCAACTCTAGAACGGATTCAACAGTCAGATCAGCAAACTGTAGCAGCCATTGTTACAACTCAGCAAATGCCACCTGAGTTAAAACAATATATGATGGAGTGTTTGATAGCAAAAAATGCTTTAGTTCGTAGAATTCTACGTAACTTTGAGCATCCAGACGTAGAAAGACTTGCACCATTGCCTCAAGGAGTACAACAGTTGTTAGAACAGGAGCAAAATGAACTCGAAGCAGGAGTCAACTCAGCAGGTATCCGGAGCGGCGGGAGTGGTGGAACTACAAAACCCGTGGCCCAAACTAATCAGCAATCACCAAGCGCTGGCGGTTCAATACCATTCGGTGGAAATGCAGGCAATTCTGGAATACCTCAACTTCCGCAGGGTATTCCTAATACAGGAGATACTGTACAATAGCAATCTCACACTAGATGAGATAAATAAGCATCGCGGAGCTTTACATGAAGTAGATCAAGCTATACTTCTCCCTCAAACTGCAAAGAAACATCATGATTTTAAAGAAGAACAACTAAAAGCAATGAGAGCGCAAGAAGGTATTAAAACTGAACCATCTAAGTCAAATTAAGGAGTACGGAAATGCCAAACTGGTTGCAGATGGGCGGAGTAAAGTCCAAAACGGAGGGTGACCAAGTTCCAGAGGTCACGCCTGAAACAATTAACAAAGCTATAACTGAACAGAAAACAGAGTTTCAAACGAAACTTGATGCTCTTGGTTCTAAGATTGATGAGCATCCAACTCTGAAAGCGATGCAAACTTTCTTGGATGAGCAGACTGCAGCTCGCCAGCGTGTAGAGCAGCAGCGTCAACAACAGCAACAGACAGAGCATAACAAACAGTTTGAAAATGTTGACGATGCTACGAGGAATTATGTCAGCGAAACTCTCAGGCCGCTTGCTATCGCAACCTTGCTTCAGCAAGGAAACGAGCAGCGCAGATCAATCTTTGATAATGAAGAGGAGTTTCCTTACTACACCGGGGCTGTACGAGGAAAAATTGACGCTCTCCTCGATGCTCAATCACCAGAACAACGTGCAAATCCCGAAGTTATTAGGAATGCATACAAACTTATTGTCTTTGACTTCCAGAAAGACATAGCTGAGAATAAGATTAAGTCTCGTTTCTCTTCAGCTAGTTCTTCTGGTACTGGAACAGGTGCTCCTGCTGGAGATGGTGGTTCTAAAACTCCTGTACTCACACAGCAAATGAAAGAAGTTGCTGCGAAGATGGGTATGAAACCAGAGGAATATGCCACAGCAATGCAGGAATTGCAGTTGACGGGAGAAATAGACTAACATGCCAAACAATCCTATTGTTCCTCCTGTCAAAACTCCGACTTCTATGCCATCTGGCGTGGAAGAAACCAATGCGGAGAAAGTAACACGGCCGATTAACGAAGTTAAAACCGCGCCGAACACATTCACCGAAGGAATTAAACGTGATACTATTCCAGCAGATGCCCCACCTAACGTTGTAAGTCAGGTTGCAGCTGATTCAACTGGAAAAAAGCTCACGTATGAACAGCAAGTTGAGTTTATTAAGCATCTACCTGATGATTTGCTTGCTCAATTTGCACGCAGAGTTCAAGAAACAATTCAAGCAGATGCAGTTGCAACACAAGAGATTAAAAAACCAAAGCTTCAGTACATAACTGACTTTGAAAATCTGCAAGAAAGTTCTATTTTTGATGTTAACGTACCAATTCAGGCAATCGACCATCAAATTCCTGAGTTTCTTAATATCAAATTGAAGGATTCTAACTTTTCACCTCGCTGGGTTCAGACTTCATCTAAGAATCTTGGACAGAAGCGCGCACAGGGCTGGCAGTATATAACAAGAGAAGATCTTGCAGAAGAGTTGAAGGTTGAAATTGAAGCAGATGCTCAAGGTCATTTTGTTTATATTGACGCAGTTGCAATGAAGATTCCAAAGAAGCGCTTGTACACGCAGCTTCGCAGTAATTATCTGCGTGCAATTGCAATGACACAGCAGTCTAAGTTGCACGAACAGATGAAAAGAACAATCGAAGGTGAGATTGAGAAATCACTCGACGATAGAACGGGTTTGCCTCTTGGAGATGCTTGGAATAAGTATAACTCTGAGGGAAAGATGACAACGTATTCGCCACTCGGTTAAGTTTTTAGAGTTTAAAAATAGATTAGCTTTAGTATAAAAGCTGACGCCAGTTGAAAAGGGTGCATCACAAAGTAGTTAAATTGAAGGAGATACAGAAAAATGGCAGCGAATATTGCAGTTCACACGCCTGTCTTTCCTGTCGAAACGGATTCCGGAAACACCGATCGTACTCAAGCAATTCCGGAACTCGCAGGCCAGACATTTCTAGGTGGTGTACCCGTTCAACTTACTGGTGCGGGTTTCATTCAGAAGTGGGATGGTACAACTATCACGGCTGGTATTTCAGGAATCTCATCTTCATTTGGCCAGAATCTTGGTACAGATGGCGCTGGAGCACCTCAGCCTGGCTATCAACAGGTAACTGGAAATAAAGCACTACAGACCTATGGCAACGTTGTAAATGAGCCAAACGCGGTTAACATTGCTTTGGGTACTCCTGCAATTGATGGACGTACTTTGTTCTTCGTTGCAAATGGAGATACTCGTTTTAACATTCAGGTAGATAATTCTGCCGGTGCAGTGCCTGCAGATTATATTCCAACTTTGCTAGAGATGCTTGGTAAGTCTTACGGAATTACGTTTGATTCCGGTGGAACTTGCTATCTCGACGCAAACAAAGATACGCCGGGCACAAACACTGTATTTCAGGTGCTTGACTACGACTCTGTAGATGGTAATCTTGTCAATGGTCATGTAATTGGCAAGTTCATCACTGCAGCGCGTCAGCTTAGCTAACCTCAGTTTGAATAACTGAGCAACAATTTTGTAATTAAATTCAAAATGAGGATATAGCAATGAGCCAAGTACGCGGAATGTTTTATCAGCTCATGGCTCCCGGTCTTAAGAAGATTTACAAAGACTGGCAAGACATGGAACAGCGCGCAGAAGAGTACCCTACGGTGTTTAACGTAAAGGGATCTGACGCAATGTATGAACAGGAACTTGAAATGGCAGGTGTTGGGCCGCTTCAAGAGAAACCTGAGAATACACCCACGCAGTATACAGCTATGATTCAGGGCGGTTCGTATCGTTTCCTGCACTTGACTTATAGCTTGGGCATTCGTACATCAAAGGAACTGATGGATGATGACCAGTATGGTCTTATTCGTCAAGGTCCTCGTACACTTGCTCGCAGCTCTCGTTTCACACGCGAAGTTATTGCTTGGAGCATCTTTAATCAGGGCTTCAGCTCTAACGTCGTAACGTTTGACGGCAATCCGCTGTTCTACAATCAGCACGCATTGCTTGGTGGTTCACAGGCAACTGCTATTGCTCCGGGTTTGGGCAATATCATCACTGCTGCTGGTACTTATCCCAACCGTCCAGAGACTGATATTGATCTATCAATCGCTGGTCTACAACTTGCAATCAACCAGGCAAATCGTATGGTTGATAATAGAGGCTTTCCAACTGCATCACGCTGGAAGCATCTATTGATTCCGCCTGAGTTAATCTTCATTGCTCGTGAGATTCTTGGCTCACCGGGCAAACCGTACACGTCTGACAACGAGATCAACTCTATTCTTCCTGAGAATCTCGATGTTATGCAGTGCCATTACTTTACGTCTGCTTCTAGTTGGTTCTTGACTGCAGATAAGATGGACACGGCTCTCACATTCTACAATCGTGAGCGTGAAACTACCACATTCGACAACGACTTCGATACGGATGCAATTAAGCAGAAGGTTCGTTTCAGAGTTAGTGCTGGATGCCCACAGTGGCAGGGAACCTGGGGGTCGATGGGGCCGTAGTTAAATTTAAATTTTGGGAGTAGTTTCTAGAGAGAACCGAACTACTCCCACTTTTTAACTTAAACTACAGTTTCTCGGAGCTATCATGAAATCTCAGCAGTTTCAATTCGCAAGTTACAGTCCTGCGGAGTTTGAACAGTTCCGCGCCGCAGTTATGCAGGATGGTTTTCAAGTAACTCAGAGCACAATTGATACAGTTTCAGGTCATATTGGCTCACTTACTTATCTTACAGGCGCATATAATCGTAATCAGCAGCTTTTGACAGTTACGATTAAGACCTCGCCGTGGCAGACCTTTCAGGACGCAGATGTAGAGGGAAACGTTCTGCGAGTTACCAGGCGTCAAAAGAAAGAAGCAGCAGCTGTAAATACAACTGCAGTTAAATCTGCAGTTTCTACTGCAGGAACTGGTCAATCTATTCCCCCGAAGGCAATTGTTCAGCCTGCTCCTAAGTTGCCAGTAACTTCACCTGCAGTAACTCCGGCAACTCTACAGCCTGCTGTTCCTATTGTACCTAAGCCGGCACAGACACCTGTGCCAACTCAGACACCAAAGCCTGCTGATCCAGTTAAAACTGAAGAAGTTAAGCCAGTTGAAGCTGCAAAGCCTGCTAAAGCTGCCCCTGCAACTCCTACCGAGTCAAAGTAGGGGCACTGTGGGAGAGTTTAAAAAGCGTTTTCTTAGGTGACTCCGCTTCTCTCCCACTTAATTTTATCATCGCATCGTTCTGTCGTTTATCTGGAATGATACCTTGGGGAAGGCAATTATGACAAGGAATATCTATCAAGTACCCGGTGGACCTTGGCATTATTGTGGCCGGTGCGATGATAAACTTAAGATTCACGAAATGACATGGCAAAATGGAGTTTTGCTATGCAACACATGCTTAGATCAATTTCCTCAGTCTCCTGGAATTAGAGAGCGTATGATAGTTCAGCGCTTGGATGACGGTCAAATTGAATTTATGCCTGATCCTAAGATTACCAACCCCGATAATAATATCGACAAGGATGATAATGATGTCCAAATAGTAGGATTCTAATCCTATTTAAACTTAACGTTCCTAGCAACCGCGGCCCGACGCATTGTAAACCTCTCGGGTGGAGGAAATCATGAGAACTGCTGGACCTCTCCTTGCAGATACACCAAATACTGATCTTCAGTTGTTTTTACCTGCTACAGATGCTATTGTAGCTAATGCTGCTGTTGCCAGTTTTCCAGTTATTGAACCCCAGGGTGGAGCTGGAACTACTCCAATAAGTTCAATTTTAATTCCAGCCTCAGCTTCCACTCAAATTCAATTTAATCTTTCTAAATTGTTTGTGCGTACAGGTATTTTACAAAGCAATAACTTTGCTACAAATACTATGCAGCAAGCATTTGGTACTGCGAATGGTCCTGGTCCTAGTCTTGTCGAAGGAACTTCCGATCCCTCTGGTTTTGGTTACGATCAAGGTATCCCAGATGGTGATAATGTAATAGCAGGAAGCAATACTCTTCCTCCAATTCAATCTCAACTGCTGCCGACTCTTCTAGGACCGTTTCCCAATGCATTGCCAAAGGGAATTAGAATTAAATGGATTGATCTTATTTATGTAGTAAATGGTGTAGCACTTACATCATTGGGATTAGAACTAGTTAACTTTACATTTGGAAGTGGTCATGATGTACCTATCCAGTGGAATGGTGGTTATTCCGATGTAAATCTTCCTAGTGCAGCTTTGGCTATAAATTCTACAGTTCATAAAGCTCATAGAGAGCGGTGCTTGATAACAGATTTATCAGGCAATCCTACAACTCAGTTTTTAACTGTGGATGGAACTTTATTGACAGCAGTTCTGATAGCTGTAACCCCTGCCGGTAGTACTGTTAACTTGCTTGGAATTATTCTTGGTTGCGACTTTAACTTTAACTAGCCATTTAACTCAATCTAAATTTGAATTATTGTAGAGAGGATATTTAAATGGCAAACGTGTTTTATGGTCATCAAGCTACCTTCACTGGACCTCAAACTACACCTCTGATTAAGTCTAATATCAAGATTAGAGGTGGAGTTTGGTCTGGTATGACACCTGC